TGGAATCTGAAACAAGAAGTTAAAAATCAACAAGGTTCGTTGCTTACACAGACTGATTGGGCGGTTATTAGGAAGGCAGACAAGGGAACTGCTATTCCATCAAACATTCAGACCTATCGTGATGCGATCCGCACTAAAGCAACCGAAATGGAAACGGCCATCGACAATGCAGCTAATACCGATGCCGTAGCTGCACTGTTTGTTACTTATGATAATGACGGGAATAAGTCCGGCATCCTTTATGATTGGCCTGTGTTGGGTGACTAGAAAATGACTGAACAATCCAAGCTAATCGTAGATCTCAGCAGCATTATGGTTGTTGGAGCTACCATAATAGAGTGGTTACCTGCGGTAGCTGCGTTGTTCAGCATTGTGTGGACCTGCGTTCGTTTATATGAGACGAAGACGGTGCAGAAATGGCTAAAACGTTAGGGTATGCCTTATTTGTTGTAGCGTGGTTTGTAATTCTCTATGTAGCGTGGATTGCACCTGCGTACGCTGTTGATACTGTAACATCTGCTACAGTAAGCAGTTCCACGGTGGTAGATAAAACGCCGCCAACGGCGTCCAGCCCCTCGATAGTCGTCAACAACTCTGATGTCTGCCAAACAGGCGTTAGTGGTGCCGTGCAGACAGGCATCTTTGGTGTGTCGGGTGGAACGACTACACGTGATCTTAACTGTGAGCGTATTAAGTTAGCACGAGCAGTTTACGGTATGGGGCTGAAAGTCGCTGGGATTAGCTTGTTGTGTCAAGAAGTTCGTGTGTGGAACGCTTTATGGATGGCGGGGACGCCGTGTCCTTTTGAGGGTAAGATTGGCGATGAAGCTAGAGAAGAGTGGCTAAAAGATCCAGACAGGGCACCGGAAGGTTCCTTGATCCGTGTTGCAAAGGTCGTAAAAACCCCCGAATACGTTATCGAAGATCCGCAAGAGTACGAGTGATGCGTTGGCTTTTGATTCTCCTTTTGTTTTGCTCTACGGCGGCTGCTGAAACAGTAACCACGGACAATGTTGTTCCGGGTATGTCTCAATTCAGCACGAGCGGCAGTACAACGTCTGCCGGGTCCGCGAGGGGTTGTAGTTCTGGCGAGTTCTGCACGGGCAATGCCACGGCTGGCGGTGGAACCTACACCAGCAGTTTTGATGTTCCCTTGACCGAGGCCGAAGTACGACGCGGTTTTACATTGGACAGTTCAGTAGCCGTGGACAGTCATCCGTCGAACTCGGTCCTTGCTACGTGTACCAGTATCACGCAGGGCAGCGACTGCCGGGACATATTTCGCCTTACCATTTCACTTTTTGATGACGCAAGCACGGTCGTAGAGAAGTTTGAGCGTGAAGTTGAACTGGATTTTAGTGGTCTTCGCACATTTAACTTCGAAGATACCGTTCCCGAAAATAGCTTTAGCATACTAACGGGGGAGTTTGAGTTATTCGGCGTGGATGCCGGGTTTCACTCTGGATTTTTCGGTCCAAAATTCTCAGAACCTTCGCTTACGTTTACGTATCAGAATGTAGTCGAGCAACAGATCCTAGACCAGATTGCTCACCAAGAGGTTCAGGTGGCAGTTGCGGCTCCTCCAGCGCCCCCGCCTATTGAGCCTATAGCCCCTCCTCCGGCACCCGAAGCGCCACCACCTCCCCCCATGCAGGCAAGCATAGCGCCCCCTCCGGCACCCGAAGCACCTCCGCCACCAACCATCCAGCCTGTTGCAGCGCCGCAACCGGAACAACGCCGCGAAGAAGCACAGGCAGAAGCCGAGATCGAAGCTGAAATGGAAGCGGCACCCGCACCACAACCGCAGGAGCGTGCTTCGGAGGAACCGCAACGTCAGGAACAGCCTGAAGAACAGCCTGTAGCAGAGGCAGCAGAGCAGGAACAACCGGAAACAGACAGTAGCCCACAGGCCGAAGCCCCTGCACCCAAACCAAAGACGCGACAAGAGAAGGTAAAGGCTGCTGCTCAGAAGGTTGTAAAGAAAATCGCACCGAGCCAACGGTACAATACGGCGTCTCAGACTACCACTTTAGTTGTAATGAACATGATTGGGGCTAAAATTGCTACCGGTCCCGCTTTACAAGACACGCAAGGGTTTTTCCCGAAAGAATCCCTGACGGATAACCGTAGTTTGTCTAACCCGCTTCAGGATTACCAAGTGTTTGGTGCCTCAAACGCGGCCCATGAAGCCTTTTTAGGACTTGAGTGGAGTAGATAGATGGCAGAGATTGAGTTTGCAGGTGTAAAATTCAAAGGCGGCAAAATGGTAGCCGTCTTTTTAGCGTTATCAACGTTAATTGGTGGTTTATACGGCGCTTTTGAGGTTTATAAAGACTATATGGACATGAAAAAGAAGATTACGTCCTATACTGCGCCTGATTTAAGCGGTTTTGATAAAAAACTGGTTGTTTTAGAGGAGAAAATGGACCTTTTAACCCAAGACATGGGCGCTTTGCGGGTCAGAAATCAGGAGATACAGGAAATTGTGCGCGATACGCGCCAAGATGTGCGCGATGACGCAACGAAATTATATGAGGGTATGTCTGCCGTAGAGAAACGGTCGCGGACTCTTGACGCTGAGACAAGAGAAGCAATGCGTCAGGCGGAATCAGTTATTAGAAGCATTATATCCTCTGCATCAGCTCGATTTGACAGCAAAATCAACGGTGTAGACGCAAAATTAGATACATTCGAGAAAAGTCAGGATAAGAAGTTACAACGAGCTTTAGATAATCCTTTGTTGAGGAAGTAAGATGGTTCAAAAGAAACTACAGAAAAACAGTGCTTATAACGAGTTAGATCTAGACGGAGACGGTATAGTGTCAGATTCTGAACTTGTAGTCGTGGACGCCTTATCTAAACATGAGAAAGCAGACGCTCAACGAAGAATGGCTTGGGTTTCAATGGTTTCCATGCTATTCTTTACCGCTGCTGTTTTCTTGCCTATCTTCCCAGACGCGAGGATCAAAGCGTTATCTGATCTATTTGGGCTGTTTTACATAGGGCAGGCAGGTGTTGTCGGTGCTTATATGGGCATGACAGCTTATATGGCGAAAGGTAAGTAAGATGATCCAAGCGTTGCTCCCCAGTATCCTTCCTGCCGTTACAGACGTTATTGGACGATTTCTGCCCGAGGATAAAGAGGCCAAGGCTAAAGCGGAGCGCGAGATTGAGGCGCAGTTAACTACGCATCTTGCTAAAATTGACCTTGCTCAGTTGGATATTAACAAGACTGAGGCGGCTCATCGTTCTATTTTTGTAGCGGGCTGGCGTCCATTCATCGGTTGGTCATGCGGAATAGCCCTATGTTGGACGTACGTGGCTACACCGATTCTACATTTTGTGCTGGCGCAAACGGGCCATCTTGTGGAGCTTCCGGCTATGGATATGAGCCAGATGATGCCCGTCCTCATGGGGATGTTAGGATTAGGGGGTCTTAGAACATTTGAGAAATTCAAGAAGGTGAGTAAGTAATGGCTAGTAAGTCACGGGGTGTTGGTGTCTCTGAGTGGAAGCCGGTTGGTATTAGGCACGTGACCAGCATTGGGCACGGTGTGAACTCAAAACCAAAGAACAAACACAAACGTCGTTCGTGGAAGAAGTACCGGGGCCAAGGTAAATGAACATAGAGACTCTCATATCTGAGCTTATCGCTGATGAAGGTGAAGTGTTGTCCATATACATCTGCACGGCGGGGCATGAGACGTGCGGTGTAGGTCATATGGTGCGCGAGTCCGACCCAGAATACGGTTGGCCTGTAGGCGCTCCAATCACGAAAGAACGTAGTGACGAACTACTACAAGAGGATTTGAAGGCTGTCCTTAACGATTGTGATTGGGCTTTCGAGAATTTTGACGCACTGCCAGAGGAAGCGCAGCTTATAATCGCCAATATGATGTTTAACCTTGGCCGACCGCGTTTTAGCAAGTTTGTAAAATTTATTGCTGCTGTAGGGGCCGCTGATTGGGCAGAGGCTGCGCGACAGATGAAGGATAGCAGGTGGCATGTGCAACTGCCAGAACGTAGCGGCAGGTTGATTGTGCGTATGGAAGCATTAGCATGAAAAAAGAAGTAGACGCGGAACAACTATCAGATGGCACGGTGGTATCTTCTCATAGTATAGAGATAGTGTGTGATGCCTGTGGTTATGATCTAGATGGCGCAGAGTTAACTGCCGCCAAGTGTGCGGATTGCGGAGTGGATCTTAAACTAAAGACCAGCGTAACTATACAGGCAACCTCTATACCCGCGTATGGGGAGACATAAATGCCGTTTAGGAAATTAGAATTTAAGCCGGGTATAAATAAGGAAGCTACAAGGTATTCTTCTGAGGGTGGTTGGTACGACTGCGATAAAGTTCGTTTTAGGCAACAGTTCCCTGAGAAAATAGGTGGTTGGAGCAGGATATCCGGTAATACGTTTGTAGGTATTTGTAGATCGTTGTCGGCTTGGCTTACTTTAGCGGGGCAGAAACTAACCGGTGTTGGCACCAGCAAGAAATTTTATCTGGAGCAGGGGGGTGTCTACTACGACGTGACCCCTATCAGGGCAACTACCACTAACGCAGCTACGTTTGCGGCTACTAACGGCTCTACTACGCTAACTGTTACTGACAACAGCCACGGTGCGGCTGCAGGCGATTTCGTCACCTTTAGCAGTGCGGTGACCTTGGGTGGTAACATAACAGCAGATATACTAAATCAAGAGTATGAGATAGCCACAGTACCTAGCGACAATACATACACTATAACTTCTTCTGTAGCAGCTAACGCTTCTGATTCGGGCAACGGCGGGTCAGCTACTGATGCCGCCTATCAGATAAACGTAGGCACGGACTCAGCAGTGCCTCTTAATGGTTGGGGCGCTGGTTCGTGGGGGGAAAGCACATGGAGTTCCGGCGGCACCTCTACTGTATCTCTGCGTACGTGGACCCAATCTAATTTTGGGGAAGACCTCATATTTGGCCCAAAACGTGGTCAGATATACCAATGGGACGCTACGAACGGGGTTTCTACACGCGCTGTGCTGTTGTCGGGTGTTGGCGGCGCTTCTGACGTACCGACGATCCAGAACTTCATCCTTGTCTCCGACATAAACCGGTTTGTTTTCTGTTTTGGCCCGAACATTATTAGCACGACAACCCAAGACCCCATGCTTATACGTTGGTCAGATCAAGAAGATGTCTTGAATTGGACCCCTTCCGCAACAAACCAAGCCGGTAGTTTACGGTTATCACGAGGTTCGGAGATAGTATCTGCTCATCAAGCTCGACAGGCGGTGAACGTATGGACTGATACCTCCATGTATAGCCTGCAATATGTTGGGGGGCAGATAGTTTGGGGCGCACAGCTTGTTGGTGAGAACATATCCATAGTTTCTGATAAGGCGGTAGCCTATGCTAACGGGGCTTCCTACTGGATGGGTAAAGACAAGTTCTACACTTCAGATGGCAGCAGGGTCCAAACGCTGAAGTGCGATCTATTACGGCACGTATTCAACGATTTTAATGCCCTGCAAACAGATCAGATATTTGCTGGCACAAACGAAGAGTACCACGAAATCTGGTGGTTTTACTGCTCAAGCGATTCTGAAACGATAGATCGGTATGTTATCTACAACCACCAAGATAAGATTTGGTACTATGGCACTCTAGCTAGGACTGCTTGGTTAGATTCTGGTATGCGAGATTTTCCGGTAGCCGCTACTTATAGCAATAACCTAGTCAATCACGAGGAAGGAGTTGACGATAACGAGACAGCAACCACTACCGCGATTAGCTCGTATATAACTTCTGCAGAGTTTGACATAGAAGATGGTCATAGGTTTAGTCTTGTGTCCAAGGTGCTACCGGACATCACTTTTGATGGGTCTACAGCAGATTCTCCTGTAGCGTCGTTGTCGTTGTTTCCACTTCAGGACTCTGGTTCCGGCTACAACAGCCCTAATTCAGAGGGAGGTAACAGCAGCGGGACAATTACAAGGTCGGCCACCTCCCCTGTAGAGAAGTATACCAGCCAGCTTGATATGCGCGTGCGCGGCAGACAGATGTCTATTAAGGTTGAGTCTACTGCGGCAGGAGTGCAGTGGCAGTTGGGTTCCCCCCGTTTAGATACGCGGCCTGACGGGAGGCGGTAATGTCATCAACTTTTAAGACGAGTATGGATTTTGTATCGCCTCCTTTGTCATTTGCTCCAGAAGAGTATGATTCGGGGTTCTTTAGCCAAAACAACGAGACACTGCGGCTGTACTTCAACCAGATAGATAACACACTCAAAGATGCTCTGAGACAAGAATACTCAGAGTCTACAGCGTGGTTTATGAGCTAATGGCTAATAACTATAAAAACGCTAAACTAGACCTTACGGCTACGAGTGTAACTACTCTGTACACGTGCCCTACGGCTACTACCGCTATATTTAAGTCTATATTAGTATCTGAAGATTCTGGTAATGCGGATACTATAACTGTTACGCTTACTAACGGTGCTTCTGTATTTAGTTTATTTAAGGTGAAAGCAATAGGAGCGAATACCACGGTAGAGTTGTTGACCGCACCGCTAGTAGTTACAGAAGGCGAGATTTTAAAAGTTACTGCAGCTACAGCTAACAGGCTGCACGTGGTCGCTAGTTTCCTAGAGATTGGGTAGTTTTAGTATGGCTCGGATGGAAACCATAAACAGTAACGATAAGCAGTTACAAAGCGGTGAGATTATAACCAAGACGATAGATCAGCTTGGGACTGGTGATACTCCTATTGCCACCGCATTAGCAATTATTGCCAAAGAGGGTACGCTCGATACTGCTGATACTGTTCAGTTTGGTAATACTGTGTTCTTGGCAAATCGTGGTGTAGGAGCCAACAAAAACAAAATGGTTGGACGTGCCTTTAATGTAGATACAGGTAAAAACTTCCTTAATAACTGCCTTGAATATATGGAGTATTTGCGGAAAAAAGGTATAACTCATTACAGTACTTCGTTTACTGGATCAGAAGTGTTGAAACTAATGCAATTATTACAGCGAATAGTAAAAAACAACACTGATAGCAGAATCTATATAGCAATAGATGATACAGACCCTTACGCTGAAAGTGATTACATAACATACTTTAAAGTCGGTAAAGACCCGATGCCGAGGGTTTCCTAGATGGCCCCCGTTACAAAACCTCTTAAAAAGGCCGCTAAGTGGGTCGGGGATGCGGTAGATAGTGTCGTAGATTTCGCCGTAGATGATATCCTTGAGCCTGTCATTGATATGGCTGTGGGTGTTGTTAAGGGGATGGTATCCGACCCCCTAACAACTATCGCTACTATTGCTGCCGTCGCTACCGGAAATGCTTGGGCGGTTCCTCTTATAAATGGGGCTAGTACAGCCATACAAGGCGGCAATATAGGGGACATAGCTCTCGCGGTAGCTGCGTCTTATGCAGGCGCTAAAGTTGGGCCTATGGTAGGTGAAGTCGTTGGGGCAGAGGTAGGCAGTGCCGTTGGTAGTGAAGCAGTAGGTAGAATTGCCGGAGAGGCCGCTGCCGGAGCTACTCGGGGTGTGATTACAGCAGTAGCTACCGGAGGAGATATTGCTAGCGCCGCCCTGATGGGAGCAGCTAGTGGGGCTGGCCGTGCTTCTTTTTCCGAAGCTGGCGCTTATATACGAGAAGGTATAGCGGCTAGTGAGGCAGAAGTTGCCGTTGACGGTACCGGGTATGGAGCCGCCGATGTTGGGATGGAGTACTTTGAAAGCAGCGAATTTGTAGATAACTTCAACGCTGCAACGGAGTCTGTTGGTATTGAGCTAGCTGATATAGTTGATACTTGGGACTCAATACCGGAAATAGTACAAGACGTAATAACAAGTGCTGCCGGGGCAAGCATATCCAGTTTGGCTATGACCGGCGAACTACCGGAAGACAAACAGTTAGCCGCTGTAGTTACGTCCGCTGCCATTGCGTCGAGAGCCACGTCGTCGGCACTTGCAGATCTTACAGGTATATCTGATAAGTCTGCGGCACAGGTAGCTAAAGTTATAAGTGATGTCTCTAGGACAGCCTATACAGGCGCAGACCCCTACGAAGCATATAAAGCTAGTCTCTCTGGTGTGTTCCAAGAAGACCTTAACAAAGCCGTAGATGATATTACTGATGGGGGTCTAGAACGTCTTTTCGACAACATAGCGGGTAGCTCGACTGCATATGAAGAGGCTTTGGGCAAGGTAGAAACACAAGCGATTCTAGTCGATGCAGCCGCCGAACCTGTTAATTTGGTGATAGATCAAGCCGAAGCTCTAAGAGAAGGGCGGGTTGAGGGGTTCTATAGTTATGAAGAGTGGGAGAAAGAAAGAGACGCCTTCGAGGCTGGTGGGCGTACCGATAGGGCGGCGTACGATAGGCTTAATGCGTGGAATGCGAAATACAAAGAGGTAACGGCTTCACTAGGTGCGCTTCGCTCTGAGTACGATAGACAGGTGCTCTTGTATAACGCGGAAATGGAAAAAGTTTCTGCAGCGCAAGAGAAGTTGTTTACAGATCAAGAATACTTGGATCAAGCTGTTGAGCCTCTGTACGTAGTAGCTAATAAAGGATTTACAGAAGCAATAACGAAAGGTGCCTTTAACGAAACAGAATACCGAGAGCTAAACAATCTACCATCTGACACCGATGCTCACGGGCATTGGCTCGCTACAGGTCGGTCAAACCCTGTTAACAGGCAAGAACATAACGTAGCAGTAGATGAAATACTGAAACAAAAACTTTATAGTTTAGCGGTTTCTCAAGAAGACAAAAAATGGCGAAGTTTAGAAGATCTAGACAAGTTTGAAGCTGGTCTTGTAGCTGTAACAAAAGCAGCAATCGGAGACGATTTAAACGCAGCCAGAAATCTTGACTTAGGAAATCTTGACTTATCTGCAGATCCGACCCTTACTCCGGTTGTAGCGGCTATAAATGCTTATATCAACGACGCTCCTGACCTATCTTGGAGCGCGGTAGAGGCAGTAGCTGAACCAATAGCTAAAGCTCCCGGCACTACAGATGCCGACATAGCTTCGGGTAAAGCTCGTTTAGTTGCTGTAAATAAGTCACTTCAGTATGCGGCTTCTGCGTCCGGTGGCGGACAACGCGCCCTTCAATTTACAACCGAAGACGTTAATTGGACTGAGCCTGCATTTAATCCAGAGTTTAACACCAAAACTCGTACGGTATTCAGCCCGACTACAAACCAATACATTGTGCTGGATAGTGAAAGTGGCGCAGAATTACAAAGGTTAGCGGTTGGCGGAGATGTACTGCCTGATGGCACTGTTGTTCCTATGTCACAAGCAGGTAAGGCACCCGGAATAATCTACAGACAGCCCTTGCCACCTCCACCGCCTACACTAGTCGAAGTAGCCAAGATAAATCCCGTTGCAGCAATAGACGCTGCGGGTAAATTAAAACTAAACGAAGAAGAGTACAACAAATTAGGCTTATTCTCTCGTAGCCTCGTAGATCTTTCCATAGGTGTTAAAGACACTATTGAGTACCTAGACACTAACAGAGCCAAAATTAAGGAAGAGTACGGGATTGATGTAGGTGACCTAGATGGGGTCCGTAAAAATGCTGGCACTGTGCTGGGCGCTGGCGGGGAGCTACTAAGTGGTTTTAACGGGATTGTTAGTTTCTTCCGCAACAGCCGAAATAACCCCATAGACGCCCGAACAACCAATTTGGGTAAAGCTACTCAGGCAATGATTGGTATTGCTACAGCCACACAGCCGGAAGAATATAATAATTTAGTAAAAGAATGGAACAAAAGCTATCAAAGTGCTGAAGGTATTGTAGGAACTCTTGAAGCTATTGGTGAAGGACTGCTTGACCCTAAATACCGAAGTGTGGTGTTGAGAGAAATAATAGCTAAAGAAATTATACAAGAGGTACCGTTATTACTTGCTTCTGCAGGTATAGGCACAGCAGTTAAAGCTGGAGTTAAAGGCGGAGTGTATGTTGGTAGGCAAATAGGTAAAGAATTTGCGGAAGACACAGTTAAACAAGTTTCTCGAAAATGGGGTAGCCGCGCTGCGTGGGGATCGAACGCGGGCCTGCAAGTGCTTGAGACTGCTGGTGCTACTGCGGGCGAAACGTATGCTATAACCTTTGATGAGTTGATGAAGTTGCCGGGGATGACACCGGAGGCAGCGTCAGCCAGAGCGCAAGAATATGCCATAACTAACGGCCTTATGGCAGCGGCCATAGAAGGCACAATTGGTCGTGTGTTTGATCCCGGTGACAAACTTGTGTCGAGCGTTGTTGGCGGGCAAAAGATGAAGTACGCCCTCGATAATCTAGCTAAAAAAGCTGCCGGTATTGTAGGTGAGGGTGTTTCGGAAGGGGTAGAAGAAGGTGCATCTGCCTACTTTAATTACCAAGCTGTAAAAGAAATAAACCCCGATTCCGAACTATTTAAGCCGGGCGGGGCGTACGATGATTTAGGTAACCTCTTAACCGCAAATTCTGTGTTAGGGGCGTTGGCAGGTACTGGTACGTCCACTTCTATTGTAGCTGCAGGCAGCGTGTACAACGCACTTTCGGGAGGAGAACCCAGACCTCCGTCACCGCTTGATACGCCAAGTGGGGGTCCAACACCGGGACCGGGGAAACTATCGTTAGAGGATGATAGAAGACTAGGACCACCATACGTATACAATACAAACAACGTTTTGGGTAACGCGCTTGTAAACCTTAATCCTACGGTAAACCAAGCTGCCAACGACGCTGGATCGTCTAACCCAGAAGTTCGTGCCGCTGGTGAGACTAAGATTAGAGAGGTATTTGGGTATGAGTCAGACTATCAGTTTGACGGGACCACCATAGACGTAGCCCAAGATCCTGATGGTGTATATAGGTTTAACACCGCTGTAGACATACTTAACGCTGCTAATAACAACAGCTACAACACGCTCGGTGAAGTGCAGTCCGGGTTTGCTGAGAATACAGCGGGTATTCCGTTTGTACCCTCTTCTGCGGATATACAACGGTTTGTAGGCGCTGCACCTGACGTAACTCAAACACCAGATGCTCCACCAGCAACAAGCACTGATGTCCTACGAGCGGGCATTGATGATTTTATCGACCAGAACTACACTGATGCAGACGAGGTTGCGAACTACTTTGCTGGCCTCGGGTATGGGCCTTCCCAGACAGAAATACAGCAGTTTACGGGGCAAACCCCGGATGCCACCCAGCTTCCTACAATCGACCCGTATGTAGACCCTCGTCAGACAACAACTGATGAAGTGTTAAACTACTTTGCCAGCCTTGGGTACAGACCGGATCAGTCTGAAGTAGCGTTATTTACGGGCCAAGGTGGTCCTGATTTCCAGACTACACAGCTTGGAACAGTTGATCCTTATGTAGACCCTCGACAGGTTACACGAAGCGAAGCAGAACAATTTTTTGCTGACCAGAATTATACGCCTACAGAAGACGAGCTTACTCGGTTTATAGCGCAGGCTAACGATCCCACGTTCCAGACAACGCAGGAACAGGCGCTTACGACAGAGTTTGACCCGCTAGCGGTTACAGAAGACGAGGCTAGAACTGCTTTTGAAACGGCAGGGTTCTTTGATGCGTTACCTGCCGATATAACCCGTTTGGCAGGGCAGTATGCCGAAGACGAACTTACCAGACGCGCACAAGAGGCTTTGCCCGTTGCTACCTATAACAGCATCGCTAATATACTTGGTAAGTCGGGGCAAGAAGTTACAACTAGCGATGTAGATTTTGTTGCCGACATTATAGCGCAGCAAGAGGTGTTAACAGAACCCACACCGTTTACTCAAGAACAGCTACAATATGACGTAAATGCCGATAATGTAGTGGATATTGCAGACCAAACTATGCTAGAACAGGTTATGGCTGGTACAGTACCGCAGACGCAGTTAGCTCCAACCAGCCAATTTGCTGCTACAGGCATACAAGGTCAGATACAGCAACAAACGCAGATGCAACAGCAACTGCAGCAACAAATACAAACTCAGGAAGCCGAGAGGCTTAAAAGGCAGACGCAACAGAACCAACAGGCATACATGCAGCAGCTACTCGAAACATCTCCTGTAGAGGTTAAAGCGCCAGACCCGGCGAGCATTGACTATGTGTATGATCCGTTTGGTGAAAGTATCTTTGCCACACCACAGCAAGAGGGGTTGTTCGTCGATCCTTTTACGCAACGTAATGCAGCAGCACAGGGCGGGATTGTAAGCGCCCTAGGAGGTAGACGATGAGTTGGTTTGACGACTTACTAAGCAGTGGTACTGCCGACAAACTTGTTAACTTAGGTATAAGCGCCGGGGCAGAGTATTTTGGCCTTAATGATCCACAGATACAAAAAGTAGGGTACCAAGGCGAAATTCCAGAATATGACATGGTACGAGAGCGCGTGCCGGGTACATATGACCCTACCCGCCGCCCCGGAAGTAGTGGGCAGCGTTACTTTACTGAGGCTAGGTTTGTACCGAGAGGCTCGCAACCTGCACCCATGAGCGCAGAAGGGCTTGCTGCGCTAAACCTTAACAATCCGGCACGTAGGACTCTACCTGTCGGCACCGGTATGGCTGCGGGGGGTATCGCTGGGTTGAGAGAAGGTAGATATCTCGATGGCGCTAGTGATGGTATGGCTGATGAGGTGCCTGCAAGCATTGAAGGTGAGCAGGAAGCAATGTTAAGCGACGGCGAGTTTGTTGTCCCTGCTGACGTTGTAAGTCATCTTGGTAACGGTAATTCTGACGCAGGCGCAAAAGAACTGTACGACATGATGGATCGCGTCCGCAAAGCTCGCACTGGTACAACGAAGCAGGGTAAAGAGATTGATCCTGCCAAGTTCCTACCGGCGTAGGAGATAGATATGGCAAACGGACAGCAAACACAAGCGGGTGTAAACAGACAACAAGGCACCGCAACGGCTACGGCTCCTGAGAGCACGATTGGTAAGAAGACTGGTATGGAGTCTTCTCTTTCTAACTGGGTCGGCCCCTATGTAACAGAAATGCTAGGGCGCGGACAGGCTGTAGGCAGCACACCGTTTGAAGCGTACATGGGGCCACTTACGGCGGGCGAGAGCGCAGCTCAAACCGCCGCATTCCAAGGTGTTGCCAATCTAGCGGTGCCTACGGAGCAGATGACAGCGTTTACACCCCAGACGTTTGGCGCAGAACAAGCTACGCAGTACATGAACCCGTATGTGCAGACTGCGTTGCAGCCACAACTAGACGAACTAAACCGACAGCAGCAGCTTAAACGTATTGATAACGCGAGTAGGTTAACCCGTGCAGGCGCTTACGGTGCTGGTCGTCAGGCTGTTATGGAGTCTGAGCTTGATCGTGCATACTTGGACAAAGCCGCAGAAATTACCGGGTTAGGTTATCTGGACGCCTACAACAAAGCTCAACAGCAGTTCAATGCTGAACAGAACCGCGCAATGCAGGCGCAAAACCAGACAAATGTGTATGGTTTGAACGCGCTACAGCGGCAAGCCGAACTTGGTCGCCAACAACGAGCAATCGAACAAGAAGGTATTGAAGCTGATAAAGAGCAGTTCGACTTTGAGCAAGCGTTCCCATACAAACAAATTCAGTTCCAACAGTCGCTTCTACAGGGTTTGCCTCTTGCCGCCCAGAGTTACAGCTACGCGCAACCTAGCGCCCTTGCTAACATCCTTACTGGTACTTCGGGATCACAAGGTATAGCAACGAGCATCTTAGGAGAAGGCGGTATCGGTGGCCTTATTAGCGGTCTGTTTGGGAATAGCGGTACGGACACTGGTGGGTTTAATGCGGCGGCAACTAACGCAACACAAGATTACTTCGGTTTTGGTGACGAAAACACTCTATTTGAAGCCTATTAATAGGATTTAATTATGACTATTGATCGTATGGTGCAGGAAAAAGCGGATGCGTACCGGAACAACCCCGCCGCGCTGCAGAAGAATTACCAGATGAACCAAGATCTTCTGGACCTGTTAGCATTGCAGAAGATTAAGTCTGAAAAAGATGCCGCAGCCCGAGAGTTGCAGATGTCTATGGAGCAGAACCCCCAGACCATTGCCGAACAACGTGGGGTAGAGGCTGTAGATCGTACAAAAGACGACCTTGTTAAGCAGGTGGGTGGTGTTGCCGCGCAACGCCAACGTCAACAGCAACAGAATATACAGAGAGCAGCCGCAGGCGCTCCCCCCGCCCGCCAGCAAATGACCGGCGTTGCAGGCCAGCCCGCACCAAACATGCGTATGCAGAGCGGTGGTATCGTTAGTTTTGCAAACGGGGGTGACATTACGGACGCACAGCTTGCTGAACTAAAAGAACGGGGCGTAAACATAACAAAAGAGCAGTTTGCAGGGTTTAGTGCTGAAAATCAGGCACGATTATTGCAATCCATTGACCCGGAGCAGTCGGGTCTTCGTAGGGATTTATTTTCGGCAGGCAACGCAGATGCTGCTGTCAGGGATGAAGCACGCCGTAGAGCTGTAGCAGGGCCGGGACTGCTTCGACGCGGACTAGCTTATGCGTTTGGAACCGCCGCAGAATCAAACGAACTTGCCCGGCAAAAAGCTGCCGCTGTTGCAGATAGCCAAAATATACTACAAACTTTAGCCGCCCGCGCAGGCCCATTTTCCGCCTCTGCGGCCCAACCCCCCGTTAACACAGCTTCAATGGTCGCTCAAGATATGCGACAGCCAAATGCAATGGGGGGCCAACCTCCTGCAGGCCAGCCCCCTGTTCCTAATGTAGTAGGTGGAGCTACTGACTTTAATGTGCCTCCTCCTGCTGGTGGTGGTATCTCTACCGCGTTCTCACCGATTAGGGCTCCTGTCATACCTACAGATTCCGTAGAAAGGGGTAGAGACATAACCTATAGAGGCCAAGCAGTTACGCCCGGACGCATAGCAGATATAGCAGGGAAAGAACAAGGCCGCTACGCTAGGAATCTTACAGAGGAAAACAGAGATTCTGAAGCAGAGAGACTTGCTCGCCAAGCACAGGCCGATGAATTCCAAAACAGATCTGGTATTGCCAAGATACGCGCAGAACAAGTACGGCAGCAACGAGACCTAAACGAACGCAATGCGGCCAGCAGGGCAAATAACCGGTTCTACGATCTTCTCGCTCGTGCTGGGGGTCAAGGCGCTCTTGCTAATATCGGGCGTGCTTCCTCAGATATGCGTGCGGCTGATAGGATGCAGGAGCAAGTTGATCTTGCTAACGTGTTTGCACGTGAAGATGTGGGTATTAAGGATGACTTAGCAGTTAGCGGTCGGTCACTTGTTTCAGGCGATAAACAATACGAACTATCTGAAAACGCTAGAAAAGAGGCGGCTAAAAACAATCAGCAGCTAATCAACAATATGCGGACTAACTTGACTAAAGACGCGATTGGATTCTTGAAAGCAGATACTGAAAATCTAGCGGAGGATGCTCGATACCGGAGAGACCTGATAGGTGTGTTAACGTCTAATGCTGGTAATAAACTAAAAGCCGATATTGCTAACATGCAGGGTAGGCTAGAGGCAGAAGCAAACTCTATCAAGTCCATGATTGGTAGAGCTAAAAACAGAAGCTCTTGGGTAGAAGTAATCGACAAAATTGAACTCAATATTGCTAGTATTAACCAAAAATACGATGAGTTACTTCAAGACGCGCTACGAGATAATCCTGTGCTGCGTAGGCTAGAGACTAAAAACGATGCAGAAAGTGCAGAAAAAGCAAGACAACTTCGAGAACAAATAAAGAATCAGGTTCGCGGCCTCGCCAACAGTACGCTTGAAACCTACAACTCGCTCAAGATTTACTCTCTTCGACAGTCGGGTGTTTTAGGTAATATGCCTGCCGGGTCTGGTTCTGGTTCTGGGTCTGGTTCTGGGTCTGGAGCTAGAGTCATTGGTAGTAGACCTGCGCCTTCAGGACCGTAAAAGAGCGAAGTATGGCTGATCGTATTTACGAAGTAGATGGCGGCGACGGCAGAATCTACGAAGTACAAGCTCCCGAAGGCGCTTCAGAAAGTGAAATCCTGTCTATTGTTCAACTGGAGCAATTCAAGGCGCTTGGCGGAACTTCCCGAACAGAGCCAGAAGAACCAGAAGAATCAGAAGAAGAGCGGCGAAGACGACTTGGTTCGATTCGCCAAGAAGAGGGTTTATTTTCTACCGGTGTTGGTAGGGGTATTGATCTACTCCAACAAATGTACGGATCTGCGATTGAAGGTGTTGGCGATGTCACTGGACTCGAAGGGTTAGAGCGGTACGGCGCAAGCGTAATAGAAGAAAACAGGCGGCAGCTAGAAGAAACCGCTGGCGCTACCCGTAGTACTAAAGACATTGATAGTCTTGGTGGACTTGCAGATTACGCGGCTGCAACCTTTGGAGCGCAAGTTCCTCAACTAGGTAGCACACTGGCTGGTGCCGGTGCCGGTGCGGTTGCTGGGTCTTTTATACCGGTTATCGGAACCGGTGTAGGGGCTATCATAGGTGGTATAGCTGCTAACCTACCGTTCTTCTATGGGTCTAACCGTGAAGCCCAGAAAGAAGAAATTGAGGCAGGAAATCGACAGGAAATATCCGAAGGCGCGGCAGCACTTACAGCAATACCGCAATCCGTCCTTGATTATATAGCCGATAGATTTCTTATTGGTGGGTTTACAAGCAAAGCCGCTATGGGCGGAGGTATATTTACCAGAGGTGCTAAAGGCGTTGGCGCTGGTATAGTTACAGAAGTACCCACCGAAATTGGTCAGCAGGTATTAGAACGACTTCAAGCAGGTCAAGATCTTACCAGCGATGAAGCATTAGATGAATACTTTGAAGTTGGTGTAGCTGCGGGTCTAGTAGGTGGCACTGTACGTGGTGCCGGTAATGTATACGGGGGTCGCAAACGTTTTGAAGATGATCCTGATGACTCTGTTGATCCGGTTGATCCCGCTGGTGTTCCTACTCTTAGGGAAGGTCAAGAACAGGGTGAGTTGTTCCCCTCTTCTACTGTAACCGAACGCGCCCCGGATATGGCTCGTCTAGTAGAGCAACTACGGGCCGAAGAAGCTGCTGCTGTTGAACAAGAACGTGTAGATATTGAAAGAGAAGCCGCCGCTCAAGGTATTGAACTAACTTCTGAACAGGTTGAATTAGAGCTAGAAAACCGCAGACGCCCCCCTACTACCCCTGATCCTCGGCAGGGTGATTTTATTGACGCCGCTGAAACTGCCCAACTAGAAGAAATGGAAGCGGCGGCTGAAGCTAAAGCGATAAAAGATAGAATTACTCGCGCCCAAGAAGGCCCAGTAGACGAAACGCTTCGCCCTGAATCCGAATTACAAACTATCGAGGGGCAACTTGATACTCAGCAACAACAAGAAACAACTCAACGGCGCGGTGAGGTACTAGATTCGGTATTGACTGATCTTGGAACAGCAAGTCGAACCACTACTGCTCAACGTTTCTCTGATGCACTTGCAGATGCGGGGATAGGAAACACCACTCCCACGCAACAAGAATATAGTCTTATTAACAGAGCAACAGATGTTGTTGCAGCTACACGAACCCAACGTGATGATGCTCCCCCCGTTGGTCCTGTGCCTACAAGGCAAGAAGCACGTGCTGAAGCTGCTGCCCAAAGAGAGACCGCAGACCAAACTGCTGCGGAACAACGTCGAAACCGCCGTATACTTACGGAAGAAGACCTTGCTTGGGGTCCGAAAAGAATAAAAGAACTGAAGGGGCAGGACGTTGGTAACCCCGGTCCCGCACGAGACACGCTGCAAAAACAACTGGAAACACTACAGAAGAATGCCCAAGGTCTTAAACAGCCGCGTGCAATAGAAGCTAACCAACTGAAACAACAAAAGATTAGAGGTTTACTTGCAGGCGAGAGGGTCACCGCTTCACCAGTAAGTGACGTTGCTACTACACCCACATCAGAACAAGCTACACAACAGGAAGGACAGGCAACAGAAGGGACGCAGGATGTCGAGCAACTGGAACTTTTCGGAGACCCAATCGAGTCTATCAGCCTTGACCGTCCAACAGGTAGAACGGGCGATGTCGATCCTGTACCACAAGCCGTTCCCGTGGACGCAGATACCACCGGACCTGCAGCACCTGCAGCCGCTGGAGTGGACACTACTGCGGATAACCTTAGAGGAGCTGTTAGAAGAACGGGAGATGAACTCGTTGCACTAGAACGCGCAGAGTCAGCGGAACAAGTTAAAGCAAAACGCGAAAGAAAGCCCGGCAAGAAGGTTGAGGCTAAAAGACCTAAGAAGAAGCCCGCTGCCAAAAAGGCGACACCCAAGAAGGCTGCGGATAAGAAGCCCGCTGCCAAGAAGCCCGCTGCCAAGAAGCCCGCTGCCAAGAAGCCCGCTGCCAAGAAGGCTGAAACTCAAAAACCGTTCGAAACTCGTGTAGACGAAGACGGGAACACTGTAACCATTGTGCCTGAAGGTACTTCTGGTAGGAAGAAACGCAAGTCGTCGCCTAAGAGTAAGCAGCTTGAGATAGAAGTCGGAGAACGGTCTGATCTTAAATTCTTTACGGAAGCACAGCCTACTTGGGCTAGACGCGAGATAGCCTTTACCGATAACGACGTAGCCAAGGTAGACAAACTTGTTAGGTCCAAACGTACCCGCGCAGAACAGCGAGGAGAAACAGCCGCTGACAAAGATAAAGCAGCAGCAAGAACTTACTTCGGTAGGAAAGAAGATCCGATAGAGGCGCTAGAAGAAATAGCCCACGAAGCTGTGTTCGCTAACAAACAGCACAGGAAAGACGTAGGCGCTTTTGTGGACGCAGAAAACCAATATATGGCGGGCAAAGGTAAAACCACCGCAAAGCGGGCTTTGAATTGGGCGCGGGCTAATCTTGATGCAGCTACTGTAAAACAACTGGATGATTTTATTGCTGCGGAACAGGCGGCATTAACTCGCGGCGAATTAAACCCAGACGCCGACATAGATATTGTTGCCGAAACCGGTCCACGCCGTTCTCCGATGTCTGACGCTTACCTTGAAGCAAATGAGAAACAAGTTAAGTCTTATGTTGATGCCGAGCTAGATGACCGCGCCCTGCAAGATCTGTCCGAAATCAACATTGATGATGTTATTGCTGAAGAAGGGATTGACGTTACTACTGATAAGTATTTATTCGATTATGAGGTTGTGGGTCTTGATCTACCGGCTCACCCGGTAATCAACAACTTATTGCGTGCTGGCAAGTTAAGAGAAGCACTACAAACCCTTGCTATCACGTCCCCAAGTAATCGCGTATCCCAAGTAGCCCGCAAACTAGCGCAGAGGCTAGGTGACACCAAGGTAGAGGTTTTATCCACAGAACGCATGACGGAGCTAACTTACGTAGATGTTAGCGGTGTGTTTGATCCCAAAACTAACACTATCTATATCGACGAAAACACTGGTATCAACCCGCATACAATTCTACATGAGACTACACACGCGCTGACTTCTGCAACACTGGCTAATAAGTCACACCCCGTCACCAAACAGCTACAGAAACTATTCGATAGTGTTAAGGATCAGATAGACACTTTCTACGGAGCACAAAGCCTAGATGAGTTTGTAGCAGAAGCCTTTGGCAACTCAGAGTTCCAAACAAAACTTGCGGGACTAAGGCCCGATGGCTCGCAGATTTCGGCGCTGCAAAGGTTCTTCAACACGGTCGGCAATTTTGTACGGCGTATGTTGGGTATGCAAACTAAACCGATAGATTCGGCGCTAAACCAAGCTGATATATTCATTGAAGCCATGCTCGCTCCCGCACCATCGTCTCGTGGGGCCGGGATGCTGTACCTGAATCGAGCTAAGTTAGGAAAGAATATAGACGCTATACAGCAAGCGTTTAACGACAGATTCACTAAAGCGGACAGACAAAGGACTGTAGATAGGTTTAAGGATATATTCCTTCTCAGGACTACTTCGCCACGGGTGAAGAAGATTCTTGCCTACGTATCCCCCATGCAGCTTATCGCTCAAGATGTCGCCCCTGCATTCGGTCTAAACTCTGGACCGGCTTTATACGAAGCCATAGATAGGCTTCAGGGGGACATAAATAACGCCGAAACCCGCGTAGACGGCACCATGAGGCAGCTAACTGCCTATTTCAAATCTGCCGGTAGGAAGCATAAAGAGGCTTTTGACAGGTTAGTATACGCAAGCACCCGCGCCCAAGTGCATCCATACGAAACGCCTCCCAAAAAGGGAACGCCCGAAAGAGATGCCTACGATGCCATGGAGAAAGATAAAGATCTGATAGGCAAAGAAGGGGCTAAAATGTACAAGCTCCTAGAGAATGCGTATTTATCTCAGTTTGACGAGCTAAAAACGGTGTTGTCGGAACGCATTAACAATCTGGACATACCGGACGCGCAGAAAGAGAAGCTACAGAAGAACATATTTGATAAGCTGTTTGAGAAAGGCAGACTAAAGCCGTACTTCCCACTAACACGTAAAGGCGATCTGTGGCTTAGTTTCGAGGCGAAAGATGCCCAAGGTAACCCAGAGATGGTACAGATGGCGTTCGAAAGTCCGTCTGCCAGAAAATCCTTTGTCGCGCAGCTTATGAAAGATAACAAGACCAAGGATGCTGATGGGTATGGCCCCGGCGGCGTAAAGGTCTCTACCATAAACGAATATCAAAACGCTGACCAACTTGTTAAGAACATTGGTAAAGATGCACCAGCCACAGCGTTTGTAGGCCAAGTTCTTGCGACCCTTCAGGCCAATAAAGTAGATGCTGATGTGCAGAATGAGTTCATGGAGTTATTCTTGAACGCCCTGCCGGAATCCTCTTTCGCTAAATCGTTATCTCGGCGAGGTAACGAAGGCGCGGGTACTACCGGGTTCATACAGGACGCACAAGATGCTTTCCGGCAAAAAGGCTATAACATGGCCGCTCAGATACAACGCATGAAGGCTGGTAATAGTATAGATGAGATAGCCGCACGCTTGGATGAAGAGTACCGTACAGCCCAAGAGAACAACCCAACGGATCAGGAAAACACAAAGATAATCTTTGACGAACTTATGGCGCGAGCCAGTTTTGCAAAGAATCCACCTAAGAATGCTATGAACCGTTTCGCAGTTCAAGTTAACCGGTTTGCTTTCTTGGGTACTCTAGGTCTTAACGTATCTTCCGCTGTGGTAAACCTCTCGCAAATACCTCTTATGATGGCTCCTATTCTTGGCGGTAAGTACGGTTACACAGAAACTTATCACGCACTAAGAGACGCTAGTACTGTGTTCTCTGGTAGTGGCGGCACGAGAAAAATAGGCACCATAGGCAGCGCAAAGACAGACGTAGAAGCTAAAGCTGCATGGTCTATGGATAACTATTTCGACACAATGGAAGATGGAAGTCTTGTTGTACGCCCCGAAAAGCTAAAAGGGTTGGACCCCAACAAGCCGGAAGACAAGAAGAAAATAGACCGGCTTAACAGTCTCAAAACCCTAGTTGAAGTTGCGGGGGCAAGAGGGCAACTAAATCGCTCTATGTTCTATGACACTATGGGCGTAGAAACGTCTGGTAGAGACAAGACAACTATGGATTATATTAGCGCAGGCTCCGCTTGGATATTCCACCACGCAGAACGGTACAACCGCCAAGTCGCCCTTGTAGCAACATACAACCTAGAACTTAACAGGTTAAACTCGGATAAAGCCACCAAAGCCGAGAAAGCTATGTCTGCGAGAGAAAAAGAAGTTGCCGCTGCAAACGAAGCAGTATTTAGAACGCAGGAAATGAACGGTGGTGCGTTCTTAGCTACAGCCCCCCGCATCGCTCAACAGGGGCTTGGTCGTATAGGAATGATGTACAAGACCTTCGGGGTCCAGATGTACGCCACCATGTTCAAGATCGCACGCCAATCATTCCTTGTGGATCTACCTAGGAACTTGAAAGAGCAGGGTATATCTGACGGCGTAGCTAAAACTATGAGTCAAACAGCGTTCCGACAACTTAAAGGTATAATGGCGTCTTCGCTTTTGCTTGCTGGTGTGCAGGGGATGCCGATATACGGGGCGGTAGCCATGATAGCTAATGCGTTCCGTGACGAAGATGAAGAAGACTTCGAGACTTCGGCTCGTCAATACCTTGGGGAAGGTCTGTATAAAGGCGGCGTTAATGCGTTGTTTGGTGTAGATGTGGCTAATCGTATTGGTCTGTCTAACTTACTTTTCCGAATGAACCCGTACAACAAAGATCGTTCTCTGGTTGAGGTTGGCGCAGAGTTGTTTGCTGGACCGGGTGTTAGCGTTGCATCCCAAATGTACCGGGGCTTTAACGATATTATAGACGGCAAGGGTTTCTACCGTGGTGTAGAGACCATGTCTCCGAGCGCCGTTCGTAATGCCTTTAAGACCTACAGGTATTGGGATGAAGGAGCGGCCAAAACGCGGCGCGGGGATATTATTGCTGATGATATAACCAGCGGGGAGTTACTGTTCCAGTTCTTTGGCTTCGCGCCTACTAAGGTGACGTTTGAACAAGAACGGAACATGAGTACCAAAAATATAGACCGTGCTACAAACGAGCGTAGGACCAACATACTGAGACAACTCTACATAAGCTATAACACGGGTGATAGTGAGGGGTATCAAGACGCGCTAGATGAAATGAATGCTTTCAACGAGCGACACCCCTACTTTATGATAGATAATAAAGCGGCTATTAAATCGTTATTAAAGCACTACGATACCACAGCCGGTATGTATAACGGCATCACCATTAGTCCAAAACTACGCGCCCCCCTTGAAAACCACCGAGACGATTATTGGGGCAGGAACGAGTGGAACCTAACTAACATTTTCCCATAAAAAAGCCCCCACCGGTTAGGGCGGGGGCAAGTTTGGGGCAGCTTGTGCCCCATTAGGAGAACGACAGACAGGGAGGTGGCTGTCCCGTAAACAGTATCATACCGTTCTCCATATGCGAATACCTAATATCTCGTTCTCCACAACTACTTTTGCTTCGGTTTTATAGTCTTTCTTGACCAATATCTTGGCTGATTGGCGCATTGCTTCTTCCGTATTTATGCAGGGTATAAACACCGAAGTACCTACAGCCATATTGTCCCAGTTAACCACGATCCGCACCCCATCGGGGTTGAGGTCATCAGTCTTCAATACCGGCTGCTTCATCACTTCCCTCTATAGAACAACTCACAACGATGACATCAGTCGGCGGCAACTGCATGTGCGTACCCTTACTAAGCCTCATTTTGGTCTTGGTAGCGCCCATATTGGTTTTGAGATCCTGCACGAACGCGGCGTAATTTATTTGGTGTTCTCCGCACCATGCCCTAAGAGGTTTCGGTATGAGATAGGCTTTCTTCACGTCTGTCTCGTACCTAGCAACCAGCTTACCTCTTGGTAGTGCTTCCGGCACAACGAGAGAATCAAGACCATTCTGGTTCTGTTTACGTAGGTCGTCCGTACTTTTGATCCACAATACATTACCCCAGTGTTCGTGGATGTAGTCGTTAAGCACCTCCTCGACCGACGCACTCATGTCCGACACGTAGTGCTTGTTCTGTTTCAACATCGACACAGCCCACTTAAACACGCTGCCTATGTCGTAGTTTATAAGTCCCGCACGTTTTGCCAGTATCAGCCCAGCCATAGTGTTGGTGGTAAATGCGGACCAGAACCGATTCTCAGATGTAAGCCCCGCTGCCGTGTCTACCTTAATTCTGACATCATCCACTAACTTCTTGACCGCATCTAAATTACTTATCACGTACTGTACATATTCCTTACCTGCAGTTCCGTAGTGGTTACTCAGCGCGGCACTAAACCTATCCTGTTCCTCCTTCTCTTCCGCCTCGTTAAACAGGCGATCCACCTTAACTTCCAAAATGCGCTGTGCTTCTGCTTTCGGCATAGCTTTCGCCATGCTGACCCGTTCAATGATGCTTGTATTGCCCGTAGTTACCGACAACAGCTTCCACGCATCCCCACGGTACCTCTCAGCGTTACCACCGCTGGTCATGCGCCCCCGCTGCCTACCGCCCGTTAGCTGGTAGGCAAGGTTACTGAGTTCGTTGGCGCTGCTGTTGGTAAGTTCGTCCATGTACAAAGGTAGGTTATGGTAGATCTCACCCCTGTGCATCTTCGTGTTAAACGTGTCACGCTCGTTTATAATCAGTTCTTCCGGCCTTCCCCACACCGAAACTGCCGCAGCTATCGCTGTGGTCTTACCCACACCGGACTCCTTGCTATGTATATGCAGTGCCGCACAGTTGACGGGAGACAGGTTCATAAGGATAGAACCGAAAGACGAACCGACCACAAACTGATGTAGTTCGAAGCCCTCACGGTTGTAGAAGTTTATGGTTTCCTTCCACTCTTCCAACGTGCCTTTCGGTTCGAAGGCGGGGAACAGGCCCATAGTCTGATTTGACGGGGGATTAAATTCTACGCGATCCCCGAATATCTCCTGATTACCCAAGATAAACGACTTACACTCGTCGTCTGTCCAACCGAACTGCTTATGTGCTTCATCTGCCACGCTATTTGCCTGTAATTCGTTAACCCATGTTGTTGTGTAGTGCATTATCTCGTCCATCTTACTCACGGCTACGCCGTACATAGACATCTGTTTGCGGAACTCTTCTCTGGAGTTTACGGCGGTCAAGGGTATTGTAAACTCCCGTACGCCGTCTTTCGGTAGGTGTAGCCGCATAACTATGGCCTCACCCAGTTCTCCATCCCACAAGCGCCGAACCACATACAAATCGTTGTGGTATACGGGCTTCTCCGTAACGTCACCGTCAGGGAGCGTCACCCGAGTATATACGCCACCGTTAGCGCCCCTAAAGTATGGTGCGGGGTAAGCGGGTATTGTGTAGGTGTTCAATGGCGCGTCGGGTAGGTCTATCGACGGTGCCTCTACTATATTATCTGCTTCGGTAGCTTCTCGTATGCTGCTGCCTAGACTTATAGGCGATTTTATCTTCCCCCTGTTAGGACACTCGTTGCATACGCCGGGGTTGAACTCGTCAAACGTGTCACAGAGATACGGACCCTTGATGAGGTCCATCTTCTTTGTCGTATCTGCTATGTTGTACTCAGGGTGGTTCTTGGACATCAAATGAGCGGCCTTCTGGCCGTCTTCGCAGAACTTGGCTATCGACAGCCCCGCCCTCCAAAGTGGTTCACTTATGTCCTGCTGGTTAACGAGTATATTCTTTAGCTGTTCACACCCGTTACCGGCACGGGTTTTAAGGACAATATCCTTGAAGGTGTTCTTCTTGTTGCCCAGTAGCGCGTCCATGACTGCATTACTACCAGAGGGTATATGTCTCGTAGGTACTGGTATCAACTCAGCACCAAGATATTCCTTGAAGACATCTATATCTACAGGCTTCGGCACGTCCGTACCAAAGAAACTCACCGATACAGGCGGGTCTGTTTTGTGGTTGTGGGTATGGGGTACACGAAGCACCCGCGCTGCGTCAGAAGTTACTGCCGGATCTGCTAACAAGTTATGGTCCGCGCACAACCGCTTGAGAGTCTCGGCTACCGGTAACCACTCATTCATGCTAACAGGTTCTGACAAGAACCAATAAACGTGTATGCCGCGACCAGAGTTAACCAACAGCGGTTTCGGTAGGTCCAGCTTCTTGCAGAACTCCCGCAGAGCCAGCATAGCTTCGTTTTGGTTTTCGTAATCCTTACTGGGACCACAATCTAAATCTAGGAAGAACGCCCTGAGTTCTTTCACGTTAGCTACTTTGCGTGATCCAGCTTCCTCAAAGGTAGCTAGCGCGAAGTACGCATCAAACCCAGCCTCGTCTAGTTCCTGCGCTTTCGTCAGAACAGCGTCTATGGAGTTGTAGAACTTTTGTACCCTGCGGTTCTCCGAACCTAGGGATGCGAACACACAATAAAAGCCACCTTCTCCTAACGCTCTCTGTAAGAATTCTTTTGTTTCCATTATCACTTACCCGAGAGAAGTCCCCGGCCACGCTGGGCGCAGCCGGGGTTATGTTAAAAGAACTAATCGTCCCAATCATCCACAATAGCGTCTAATTCGGGATCTTTAGCCTTTGCGGAAGCAGACTTCTTAGCCACCTTCTTCGGCTCGTCAATCTCATCTTCCGCCACCTCTGGCTCCCCCGCGCTCTGGAAGGGGTTGGCACCATCGGCTTCAAAGCCTTCGGTAACCTCAAAGGGAGACGACATCTGCATAGGTACGTAGTTGGTCACCTGCACGGCATTCAACCGTAGAGATACGCCCGTGCCTACGCCTTTAGCGTGATATGGGACACATACACCCGCGATGTTCACGGTGCTACCTGTAGTAAGCATAAAGTCTTCTGGCAGCTTGGTATTGGAAGCGTCATACTGTGTCGGCTTCCTAGTTGCGTCCTTACCATACGCCCCCTTCAAAGAAGTTTTGAAGGTATACGTGCCTTCTTCTTCCTTGTTGAAAGGGTTGTCGAACTTCTCAGGCCAGTCGTCCGCAGCCTTTTCTGTGTACGCCGCTTTCATCTGCGAGTACAACTTCTTGGCTTGTGCGTTGGACATACGGAAACTCAACTCGTACTTAGCGCCGTCCTCAAACACATCACAGGGTACGGAACGCTTTTCCTTGTTATCGAACCTGTATGTAGTGTTCAAGCGCGGCCACAGGGCTTCTACCTGACCAATCATAAAAGGTATGGATTTGGGCTTATCAGCCATTTACTTCTCCTAATGTTGATGTTGAAACCCGTCTGTTTCCACAAACGGTGATTCCATGCTGCCCTCAAATGGTGTGTACTCCAGAGTGATGGCCCGTATTGTATCGGGGTGGTTAATCATCTCTGAAGCTACACTGAATTCTTCATCCCTCAGAGAGCGACTAGGTTTGAAGAATAGTTTTGGGGTATCGCTGTTCTCATCAAAATACATCTTCGTAAGCACAGTGATAGCCGGTGTGTCGTGGTTCGAAAGAAACCTAGCATACGCTTGCATAGGCATGTGTCCGTCACGCGCTTCCCCAAAGATAGACGTAGCGGGGAGTCGTAGTTGGTACACCTCTTGTAGTCTGTCCTCCGGTGCTACCGCTAGACGTTGCGAAAACCTACAGGCGCGACTGCTACCATATCCTGACCCACGGATGTTATGTGGGCAGTCCATGCACCTAGTAGCCTGTCGTTGTTCTTGAGGCACATCGGGGGATGGGACTTGTGTATCTGCTGACCAACAGGTGGGTAGCATCAACTTATCTGGATCGTAATCGTTCTCGTAGAACGCACGGGATATAGCGGCTGCGTTGACCACAACCATGTTATATTCATCGTCGTCTACTAGAACTTCTTCCTCACCAAAACACTCGGTGAACAGCTTATCCCGTATACTTACACGCTTCATAGATCCTGATCTACCTCGTCGTCTGATCCGGCGTCACCTTTGTCCGCAGAGAGCGCGGCGGTAACATCGTCAATACAGAACCGGTAGGTGTTGGCTACACGTATGTAGGTGTTCTCAGGGATGTGTTTGTTTCTAACCCACCCCCGCACGGTAGATACCGATACGTGTAGGTGGTTAGCTAACTTTTCGATGGGTACGTAAGGTCCGCTCATTACTTCTTCCTAACAGAAATTATATATTCGTTGTCCACGTTTAGCCCCGGTGGAACAGACTCGGGGTTTTCTTCTAGAAACTGCTTTACGTGGCCTTGGTTTAGACGCTTTTCGAGAAATTCTGGTACATTATTCTCTTCAATGAAGTTGTACATAGACTCCCAATCACTCGTCCAATAACGGGTCTTAACGGTTCTGTAAAACAATCCCTCAGAGGTTCGTACACTCTCGACTTCATGCTCTTTGCAGTGGTCTAGGAGTGCCTTCTTTATGGTGTCCTGCTGTTCTCGCAGTTCACCGTCTTTCTCCTTGAACTCAGCGGATAGTTCGCTCCGCTTCGCCTTTATTTTTTGGTAGACCTTAACCAACTTGTCTAGGTTACCGCTCATTTGCACCTCCAAATCTTTGTAGGGTGTGCAATCTAGTAGCAACGAATATCTTAGTCAAGCAGTTTGTTGTATAAATCTACAATTTGAGAGTGAACGTCTATTTTACTATCTAACAAACGGTAAACGTGTTTCTCTACGAGGGAACCTTGTAGCTGCACAATGGTACACTTATGCTTCTGCCCTGTACGATGCACTCGGGCGTTGGCTTGGGCGTACGTCTCCAGAGAACTTGTCGGACCCCACCAGACCACCGTGTTTGCGGCAGTCAGTGTTACACCGTGGGCAGCGGCGGCTGGCTGGATAATCAGGACTTGGGGATCATCCTGTTCTTGGAACGCCTTGAATATGTTGGTCCGCTTGCCGACCGACACATCGCCCTGTATGACAGCGTTACTTATGCCATCCAAAGTAAGTTTCTCGGATAACACACTTATGGCGTGTTTGAATGGGACAAACACGAGTACCTTATGGCTTGACTCGTCTATGACCTCGCGCAGCACTTTGTATCTGTGCTTTATGTCGAACTCTAGCGTATCGCCTTTATCGGTATAGATTGCGCCACAACTTATTTGCAGAAGTTTATTCATGTTAACCGCAGCATTCACAGCGGTGATTTCTTCCCCCGCAGCTTGAACTACCATGCGGTTCCGTAGTTCCTTGTAGTACTTCTTCTGCTGCCGTGTAAGTTCGACCTCTCGCTTTGTGTAGACCATATCCGGTAGATCCAAACAGTCTTCTTTAGTGTACCGTATGGCAGGTTGTAGTGCGTTGAACACCGTGCTTATGGCGCTCTCCTTGGGTATCCACTTAAAGTTAGATACCTTGTACATGACCATATCGCGGAACGAACCGAAGAAACGCGGCACCGCTGTGGGGTTTACGAACTTAGCCAACCCGTAGGCGTCCAAAGGACTTTGTGCGGCGGGAGTTCCCGTCATCATCCACAACCACGTATCGGGCTTCAGTATTTTGTTGAGTGTCTTCCAGCGCGTAGTTTGGGCGTTCTTGTAGTGGGTAGCTTCATCAACGATTATCAGGTCAAACCCACCGTTTATTATCTCGTCTTTAATTATGGCAACGCCGTCATAATTGATAATTATGTACTCTGCGCCACCGTTTATTATTTTGCGGCGTTTGTCTGGGGAGCCGTACGCTATATCCACACTTCGGTGCATAGCAAAACTAAACAAGTCACTACGCCATGCGCTGTCCATGATCGAGAGCGGGCAGATAACTAACACCCGCTTTATGGCTCCCTGCTTCATCAGAAAGTCCGAAGCCCATATTGCGGATGCGGTCTTACCTGTTCCTTGTTCGTTAAAGCAGAACGCCTTGCGGTTCATGGTCAGAAACGCAGCCGTGTCTTTCTGGTGTTCGAAGGGCTTGTGTTGACCCGGCCAATCGTATTGCCCCTTTATGGGGGACGGCACATTGATATTCATATTCCTTAGAACATGGGTTTCATCAACGCCCCACTTAACAAGCACGTTGTTGTCGTCAACTTTGTGGCTTTTCGGAATAGCCGTAGTTACTTGCTTCGGGTGCCGCAGCTTGAGCAGCAGCGCCTTGTTCTTAATAATCTCCAAGACCGTTCTCCTAGTCTTATGCTGTCCGCGTCTTCTGTTTCTTCTTTCCGTTATTGGCGCGGTTTTTACTGGGACTCATTAGTTTGTATCCATCCGCATTGGTGCCGCCGTCACGTAGCGGTTTGTTGTGACTTATATCTTTCCCTTTACGGTTGACACCTTTTTTATCTAGTTCGCGTCTAGCCCTCTGCCGCTCCATACGGTTTGCGTGTTCGCCACGTTTCTTCTGTAGCTGATACTCGTGCTTATACGGACGCGGGGATTTTGTATACGGCATTAGTTCCTCCCGTTGTGAGCGCACTCAAGAACCGCACAATGTCTCTTACATAACCCACTGGGACGAGGGTTCCACACATCGTTATCTGCGGCTAATTCCATCTTACCATAATTAGACAGCCATTTCTCCCAGAGTTTAGCCTCATCGTCCTTATAGTAAGTATCTCGTATGAGGTTCTTGGACACCACGAACAGCAACCCCGCCCGTACCTCCTCCACTTCGGGGAAATGTTTGAACGTAGCCAACGCCATAAGTTCTAGTTGTCCCTTGTCGGCGTACCGCGCAGATTTACCTGTCTTGTAATCGACCACCCACGCCAGACTATCGTCTAGTATTATCAGGTCTGCTATGCCGCGAAACCAAACATCTTTGTCTGTGAACCCACAAGGCTCCAGCTCCGACGTTAGGCCCAGCCTGTACTCGCATAACTTCTTACCCTGTTTGGCTTGAAGACTATCAAGAACGTCAACCGCATAGTTGAACCGCTCTGGCATTGGGGCGCAGTTCTTTATGTACTCTTCCGCTGCCGAATGAAAGTGAGTGCCGTAAAGCATGGCCTCGGTCTCTTTCTCTTCGTACTGCCTGAGTATTTTCATGTGGTAAAATTGCTTTGGGCATTGCTCAAAGGCTTTAATCTTACTGAAAGACCACGGAACTATAGTCATTTTTTAGTTGCAATCTTTCCTGTAGTCGTAGGGTCCACCAAACAAGCTACATGATCTACCCCAACCTGTTTAGGCGCGTAAGATTCAAAAGCAAAAATGTGGAGCGCCCTTATATTTTGATGGACGTACACAGCACAATCTTCAAAAGTATCAAAACGAAGTTCCTCTTCCCCCTTCTTATCCACGATTAACATATCCACCTCGGGATAGTTAGGGGGAGCAAACATTATGATTATGGCAATCATAAACTTCATTCACAGGTTCCGTATGATTTACCTACTCCTGATTCACAGTCAATCGGAAGATCCGCCGCCCAGTGAGGTACCATACGCATACAAGTTTCTACGTAATTACGAGCGGCGGTTACTTCCTCATCCCGCACACAACACACTATAGAGTCATGCACAGTTAAAACAACCTTATATCGTTTAGCTACCTCTAGCATCTGATAGCCAATAACACACCTAGCTAACGCCTGACATACGTTCTCTATGACCTTACCGCCGTAGATGCGGGTGCGGCCCCGCCGTGTTTGGTAAGATAATTCCAACCCCGTCCCAAAATTAGCTTGACCCGCATAACCTTTCTCGTTTTGTAAATCAGCGTATCTCAGCAACAAACCAGACGGGAGCACCAAAGCACTGTTGTCTACGTCAACCTGTAACAAGTTATTACGACCAAAGGACAGCGCATCGCCACGAGAGAGGTACACCAGCATATTTTGCGCGGCCCTCCACAGGTTAAATATGTCTCTGTTGGCTTCCCTGTAGATTTTTATAACCCTCTGTGCTTCCCACTCGTCTATTTCAGTGCCAAAGTTCTTTAGCTGCTCCCGAAACCGAACTGCGCCCATACCATAACCAGCCCCAAGGATAGTAGTCTTACCAACAAAGCGTTGCTCGGGGGTTACGTCTTCCTCGGCAACCCCGTAGATGCGGGACGCCATATTGATATAAACATCATCATCGTTGGCGAACGCGCTTACCAAATCCTCTTGCTCGGCAAGCCAAGCGAGTATTCGTGCTTCAATCTGCGCGGAATCGGCCTCTATGAGAGTGTAGCCTTCGGGGGCTATGATACTGCTCTTTAGCTTTTTAGCCGCTACGCCCCTGCTCGGTAGGTTCTGTAGGTTGATCTTGTCGTCACCACCCCACCTTCCAGTGTGTGCAGCGTAATACTTAACCGGCACGGGCAGCAGACCGCGTTTCGATATATCTATGAACCGCTGCGTCCTAGTCTCCTCCAGAGTACTCTTGTTGCCTAGCCTAGCGGCCACCAACGACTGCACCTGTGGATCATCGTGGTCTTTCAGAGCCGTAAATGCCTCGTCCGTTTTGGCGAAAGCAAAGGTGCGTTTTCCTGTGGTAGGGCTTATCTTCGTGGGTGCCTCTACCCCCAAACCTTCTAGTAGGGCAGCGAATTTGGCATTGCTCATAAGGTCTTGCTTGTCCACTCCGGCGGAGAGAAGTAGCTTGTCTTTGTGGTCACGTGTTTCCACAAGATGTTGTTCTAGTAACCCAAGATCTAGGTCTAAGGTGGGTTCGACAAACATGCGTAGACTAAGGTCTATCAACTTTAGTTCGTCTCTTGGAAAAGCGGGGGCGAAAACCTTAAACAGTTCGTAGGTCAGATCAACGTCATTGATGCAGTAATCGCCGTACCGAGATAGTTCCTCTGGTGTGAAATCAATTCGCCGCTTCCCCAGTGCTTCTATAACTTCTGTGCCTTTAACTCCGAGAGAATACCTTTCAGCCAGCGCACGGAGGCTTCCACTAACTTCCACCCCGTCCACAGCACGGGCGATACAAAGAGTATCGGTATACACGCGAGGATGAATATCGAACAGCCAACTAGCAATAGCCCCATCAAACATAGTGTTATGGGCAAGAAACATAGCCTCATCCCAGTCGAATGTTTGTAAGAACGCTTTGATTTCTTCCTTCGATCCACTAGCCCACTCCGTCTCGTTATTGTTGAGTTTGACCCCCACTCCGATGACTTCGAAGCGGGGATCGCGCACATACTCTTCTGTAGTAACTTTAGATAGAGAATACTCACGGTCATAATATGTCTCAAAATCAACTGTTATGAGGTCCATACTACCTGTCCCCGCAAGCTAATTCACCACCACAAGCTAGGTACCCACAGGCATCCACCCAGTTGTCCTCGTTGCCCTCGCTACTTTTGAGCCGTGCAACCTTTAGCAACGCCATCATGGCCGCTACGTCGATAGCGGTTACCTTGATCCCCAGATGCTCTGACCAATACACGGCAATCGTAGAGAAGTTATCCTCCATGTTGCCATGTTGCGCCGCCCGATCCTGAGTAATGTATCCCTCGGCGGTGCGTAGTATATCAGCGCGTTTAGATTTCTTTTGGGCGGGACCAAAAACGACATTATCGCCAAACGGCAACTCCAGTTGTTCAGCCATTATTCTTCCTCCTAAGATATTTCGACTCCCACTTTACTGGCAGAAGCCAATCGTACTTCTTCACTTCTGCCTTGCAATGACCGCAAACCAGCGCGGACCAAGCGAAGTTGTGGACGTGTGTCCAGTTACCGCACTCGGGGCAGTATATTGACTTACCCGCTTTACCTGCGTGGGTCCATTTAGGGACGGGTCTAAACTTCTTGAGATCAGCCTTAAACTCTTGTTCGATATTATCCTCGGGGCCGTCCCAGCCCTTACCGAATAACCAATCTAAAAACTTCATTTTCGTTCTCCATGTTTACAAAGGTTGCCCCCCTCCAGCTATGTTTCGCATACCTAGCTGGAGGGAGGGCTAGCATAACGTGCTTCTCCGGTGTAAGCCGCGATGAAAGGAACAACCCGCAATGTCAAACAGGCCGCAAAAAAATTCGCCCTCACACTGTGGAAGGATAATACTCGGCCTCTCTCCCACTTAGCCGCTCCGGTTAACCGTATATGGCCGTGCGGAGTAACTCTGAAACTCTACCCATGTTCTCCTCGTTAACAACCAGATCAAACCCGCTGGCGTTACGTATGTCTCGTAGGTTCTTCTCCTGTAGCGGTGTCGGCACGTTGTTTCCTGCCTTACACTCAATCCCGAAGAACATCCCTTTGTAGCATCCTACCACATCCGGCACTCCGCTTTTACCGTAGCCACCCGTTGCGGGGAAAAAATAATACGCCTCAAGTTCTTTAAGTTGTTTAACCACGACCTTTTTGACCTTGGCTTCCGGTGTCATTGCCATTCTACTCGCCCTCCCTTGGGAACAATCGAACCACGTTATTCTTGTACTTACTCTCCGCTTCTTCATCCTCACCGGAATCAGTCGCCAAAATAGCCGCACCATAGGTCTTAACTGGACCGGTCTCGTCAAAGTAAGCGGTCATATCTATTGCGAACTCTGATGTTTCATCCGCATACACCATTATGCTGGCCCAAGGGACGCGCACTTTTACCGGCTGTCCGTCGAAAACTAGGACAACGGAAAAACCGTTATCATCACATTTTAAGTCTTCGTATTGGTGTTGTAGAATGATTGTCATGCCTTCGGGAAACTGCTCCCCCAGATATTCGGGTATCTCCACACCCTTGGCATCTACATCAAAGGTTATAAACACGCCGTTGCTATCTTTATTGAGGCCCATCTCTGCAATCCACTCCACCGAACCCGCTATCACCGAACAGAACGCGGCCCTCATACGACGATGGTATCCCTCTTGCATTATGGTTTTGTTGTATAATGTTTCCATAACCGTTCCCCGTCTGTAAAAACTGGTTTCAACCAGAGAGCCGCAGCCCTCTGGTTGGTGTTAGTCCGTGGACTAACGTGGTTAGGGTTTGATAACCCAGTACGTGGTTTTATCTATACGCCGTCCTACGCCCTCTATCATGTTGGTTACCGGTTTGGCACTTGATACCATCAGCACCGCCAACCGTTCTTGAAGCCACAAAGGCAGATCGTCGGCGGAACAATACATGCCTTCCGCTTCCGCGTCAACCCTATCTATGCCAATACATGATACTTCGATAGCGTTCGTGACACCGTGTACTTGAACACGGTATAACTTATCATCTGGCGTATTAAGCAGCAACATAGTGAACCGTAGAAGTAACTCGGCACCCCACACCGTCTACCCATTGATCTACGTTGCACATCTGTAGCATGGCTAGCTTACCGACAATATCAGGGTACTCTTGTGACAACGCATCTTCACCGACACTAGCAATAGGCACCCACTCTATGTCTCCGCGATACACAGATATGTCCTCCGTGCTGGCGAGTTCATAGCGAACACCGGACGGGCGGTTCTCTGCCGACACCATCACAATCTTAGGTGATCGCTCCCGTGCGGCTTCCATCTTCTCAGCGTATGTCCGCAACAACAGGTTTATCTTTTCGGCAAACTCTGGGGCTAACCACTCATGCCCAATGGACGCCAAGTGTTCCAGTTCTCGGATCACCGTGTCCTTGGTTTTGTAGTAGTCAAAGGCTTGGTTGAAGGTCTGTTGTATAGTTTGTTCTAGGCCACTATTAGTTTCGGACCATTGGTTACGGACGTTTTGTGCGAAGTGTTGTGCAAGTTCCTTAGTAGGCACATCACGCAGAAACTTCTTAGCATTAGCTATAGCCACCTCATGGTTTTTCGTCATCTTCATATGATGTTGGTCGCTATAACTCGCATACTTCTCATTGGATATCTGCGTGGAGGCGACCATAAAGTTATCTTCGCCCCCCTCGTTACGAAAATTGCCGTACCCTATTTTGCCCATAGTGAGCGGCTTCCAATCATGGTAGACATAGACGGTCTTGCCGGGATGATCGCGCCCACTGCTGGGTCCGTTTTTCGAACCGTACGAAAATTGGCAGCGGGGGTATACCTCGCGTACCTTTCCCATAAACATCCTAAGATGAGCAGAACTAGGGGCTAACGATATGTCAGTGATAGGGATAAGATCGTCCGTAGGGGTTTGGTTGTAATTAGTCATTGGTAACCTCCTTTGCGGTCATGGTCATAAGGTCAAACGTCTTGTTTGCCCAACTGTTGTATCGTCCTCTGAACTTCTTTTTATCTTCTATCGTTCTGATAGATTTTATGTCTTCCCGTTGCAAAAAGCTAGTAGCTAGATGCGTACGTAATGGATGATTATAATCCTTTACAATCTCTGTTGCAAGTCTTGGGTTAAACTCTATACCATACTGTGAGAAAACATCAGGTGGTATAGCGTGTTCCTGTAGTTCCTCGCGGATGCGTTGTAAGAAACTGTAGTCGTTGACTGCAAGCAACGGACCAACCGAACACATCCACTCATAGAACTGCTCCATATCACCACGCAGGGCTTTCTTCTTCTCCTTGTCCACGGTGGGGCGCATCTCGGGCCACGGGTCGGTGATACACACCCAACTCTCTATGGATACATTCTTCGCGGACTTCTTTTCGACACGTTGGAACGTAAGATGATAATCGGTTGTATCGTACTCGGACTCGGGTCGCGGTATGAACACACCATTGACATTGTGTCGGCCCCACGTGTTTTGGTTGTCGAAGTCCAACCCCCAAGGCATATACTTCCGCAAGAACTGAAAACGTGATGTGTCGTAAGCTGGTCGAATGGCAGGGCGGATTGTCACTTCTTCGTTCGCTCCTCTCCGACGCCACGTTATCGGTGGACGCGCTACATACCGATCTCCCCAGCTACCCCCTAGGTTGTCGTGCAGTATGTATGTGTTCTCATCTACCTTGGCGATACGCTCCCACTTACGCCTACGACTACCCAACGGTCGGATGTCGTCCTCCCGCGTGTGGTGTTTACTTACCAGCGGTTGGATCGTTTTGTATCGAGCCGCTACTTCTGTGAATGTATCCATTTTAGTTCTCCTTTGTTGTGTTAGTCCGTGGACTAACCGTGTTGAACACGTTTCCATGCGGCACGTAGTGTCTCGGCCTTCAGGAACGCTTCGGGTGATAGGTTACCTTCGTGCATGAGGCGTTCGGCCTCACGCTTGACTGCGTGTTCCACCCAACGGCAAGCCTCGGACCAATCTCTGGTCACCTCTCTTGCCATTTCGACGGTGATTTCGTGTGAGGTTTTCTCACTGTGGGTCTTTAGGTCTTTCATGTTTGCCTCCTTCTAGGGCTTGTAGAATATGTGCTGGCCGATCTGGACAGTCACACGCATTGTGTATCTCCACCTCGGAGATACTTCGGTAGTATGATAATGGGTAGCACCTTCTGACACGTCGAGGTGTTGGGAACTGGTATCCCTGACAGCGGTAGCTACCCGCATGGCGGTAAGCCAAGCATCGTGGTCGGTTATCTTCTCTGGCTTACCATCACAATAGAAACTGAACTGACACCGATGCTTTACTGGATGCGTAGATCCAACATAGGTTGGACCTTGCGTGACAACTTCACACGGTGTGTCAGGGTACTTGCTGGATCTAGCTCGGTTCATAACCACGTTGGCTACAGCTAGCTGCCCCGCTATGGGTTCACCCCGCGCCTCGAAGTACACAGCAAGTGCGATACAGGCGAGTGCCTCCATCATACTAAGTCCCTCCCTTTGACATGGATCACTGTACCGTGATCTGGCTTGGCGTTCTCATTGTCAAGTATAACCCATAACACGGGGCAATCCCAACGACCCCACGAACCACCAAGATATCCGTCAGTGATAACAATCGCGGCTTGTGCCTTGATGCCATGCTTGGTTATGTGCGCTGGTACACACTCGACATTGGTGCCACCACCGCCGACCGGCTTGGTAGACTTGATAAAGTCGTCGAGTTCGTGCTGCTCGTACATCTCGTCAGAACACACTTCCGTGTCCCAGTACATCATACGCACCCAGTTGGGTGATACGGTATCGAAGCACGACTTGGCCTCGGTGAGTATGACCGCTTGCTCACGTTGCCCAATGGAGCCAGACATATCACCGGCAACCACGATCCCCTCGACACTCTCGGAGATACCACTCGGCATATAGACTCCCGAGGAGATGTAGCGCCTGTTAGGACGTTTCCATGTGGAGTAGTCATTACCCGCGCACGTCGTGGTGATAAACTCGCGCATGACTTCGCGCCAATCTATCTGTGGCTTGAGTAGATCGGTGATGCTACGGTCGGCACCGTTGCCCAGCTTGCCAGCGATCAACGCACCCTGACGTATGGCTTCGTCAATATCACGGGCGAGTTCGCGTTGTTCTGTCTCGCTGAGTTCTTGTGCGCCATCCCAATCATGCTCGTCAAAGCCACCGGAGGAACCACCCCCACCGTCACCTCCGTTCTCATCTTGGTCTTGCTTGAGGATGTTGTAGACCTGTGCGCTGTCCATGCCTCTGAACTTGTTGTCCAGCAACCCGTCTTTAGGCATGACCGCGAACCCATCCGTATTGTCGTCCGCGATCTTGAGGTTGATAACGTAGTCACAGGCTGAGTTTGCAAGTTGCGGGTCTTGCTTGTATAGATGCTGCCACGTGGTGAGGTGTCGGTACAGCTTGTGGTAACTTTCGTGCAGTACGAGGAACCTTAGTTCGGGGTCAGTCAACCCATCCACAAACTCCCTGCCGTACATCTCATCACGACCATTCGTGCAAGCGGTGGGTATGTCGTCCACCACCGTGCGCTCACCGAGCATCAGGATACCGGCCAACGCAACATACTTGTCGTTGCCCATGATATCGACCACGGACTTGGATACACGCTGCTCCGTGGTTAGTTCTTTACCTATTGATAACATTGTCATTCTCCTAGTGGGTGACTTTCCGCCGGTGTGGGTACCACCCCACACCAGCACGTGTTAGTCCGTGGACTAACTAGGGCTAACCCGGTTAGCCCTAATTTATCCTTCCTTACTTCTTGTCCGCCGCGAACATATAGTTGTTCGCCATAGCCCAATCGGTGAACTTCTTGTTGGTCATCACCATTGATTGCTTGGAGTACTTGGGCGCACGGACACCGTTGGCGAACATACCCTGCGCTTCCTTGTCGAGACGCACCATGTAGTCCATCCACGGGTTGACCCAATCTTTCTCCAGACTTGCCAGTGTGCGATACACCACCATGCAGACGGCGCTCGCGCTTTCGGGAACCTTGGCGTTCTGCGGGTCTTGCTTGATACTTTCGAGTGATGGCAACTGATCGGCCAGCTTGACGAAAGCCATCAGGTCCATCGCACCACGTGCGCCGATGGTACCCATAAGCAAACCGGTCAGCGTTTGGTCGTCGTACGATGCCCTTTCTTTGAGCCAGTCCGAGGCTGCTTCCAACGAGCGGGGTGTGACGAACGCTGTCCGTTGTTCGCGGGGATGATAGATGTAGGGGTTTTCTTCGGGGTCTTTGACGCCCTCAAATCCCGCGAATAACTGTGGGTTATCTTTGCACCACCCGAGTAGCGTGTGGTCGATCTCATTGTTAATCCCCCATTCTATCCATTCCATGTTGTCAGGTTTACGCATGGTGATGACGGTGATGCGGTTCCGTGCGTGTGGCGGCAACAGATCACCGACACCCTCCGCGCCGAGGTTGGTAGTGGCAAATACTAACGAGTCAGGATGTAGCGTGTAGCTACCGATCTTGCGCTCCAGCATGAGGCGCAGCATCGCGTTCTTGACCGCTGGGTTGGCCTTGCCATACTCGTCAACCATGAGGATGATTGGCTTGTCGAGGTGTGCGCCGAGTTCTTCGTTGGTCAGGTACGACACATACCCCGTGCCATCCTCCATCTTGGCAAGATTCGGTATTGTGATGTCGCCCAAATCCTTGGTGGTACAATCGAAGTAACAGGCTGCATGATCTGGCAACTCATCTGATAGCATGTTCAGCAGTGATGACTTGCCTGTACCCATGTGCCCCTGCACCAAGATAGTGCGCTTGTTGCCACCTGTACGTATGGCGGTGGCGATCTGGTCGAGGTTCAGAGCGTACATTGTTTCTGCGGTAGTCATTGGTAGTTCTCCTATTGCTGTGTTAGTCCGCGGACTAACAAGTTTACCACCGACCCACTGTCGGGGTGTACGGGATGAACAGGCACTCGCCCGTCACCCAAGTGCGGTTTTCGAAGTAGGTGCGTTCACCGCATCCGGTTAGTGTCTCCAACATGACCACGGCCAGCAACACGCCGACCGCGATCACAATCAGGAAGTTCTGGAAGGTTCGCACGTTACACCTCCAAGCTAGGAAGCGACGATATAACCTCATCCACCGTGCGCTTGGTTTCGATGCGCGTGTGTGCATCTTCGCGTAGCACCTCGGCGGTCACGCCGTACATGGCGTCAGACAACTTTTCACGCATGGCGGTCATCTGCGTGTCGCCCGTGACGTTACATACATCGAGCAAGTCAACCATGTCGGTCACGTTGCTGACGAGCGTATCGCGGAACACCCGCTTGTCGTCGTTCTCGCCGTAGTCCAACCGTTCCGACATGCGTGTGAGCGCATCGTGTAAACGTGTCCACACGTCGTTCATTGCCTTGGTCAGTTGCCTGCTGTAGTAGTCGTTGTAGCTGGACTTGACCTCGGCCACCGCGTCGTTGCCAACGTCGATACGAAAGTCACCCGCGTCGGGTAGCGGGATATAGTTGAGGTTGAACCCGAACTTGGTGGTCAGCGCGTCGGTCGTCGGGTACTCGCTAACGTCGAACAGATCACCCAGCTTGGCCTGCGCTTGGCTGATCTCCCACTGATATGATGACAGGAACGTGTTAGTCGCCGCACGCCACTGGTTCTCTAGGTCAGTCATGGCGTTGTGGTACTTGAAGTACTGCGCTGTCGGTAGCAGACGCAACCCCGTGTCCGACCACGGCATTGTCATGCCATAGTGGATGTTGCGGATGTTACCCGTCAGCTTGTGTACCGCTTCGAGTTCGGCGCAGTTGCCCAGCAACTTCTTGTTGACGTTGGCTACACCGGTTTCGGCATTGTTGTCGGCGGTCACATCTTTGGATGCCTTGCGGTCTTTCTTGCGACCGGTCCACTGCGATATGGACAGTTCTGACAACATCGCGCTGGATGCGATAGAAGGTGCGTCCACCTGCGGAACATTGTTAGTCCGTGGACTAACATCTTCTTGTGTACCCATAGCTGCCGCCCCGCCGAGATTCTCGTCGGTTTGTGGTAACGTGTTAACAAGTGTGTTCATCTGTCTTCTCCTGTATGTGTTGATGACCAATTCATCAACTATCAATATAATAGCAAATATAGCTATCTAAGTCAAGTAATGTGTAAAGGTGTTAGTTTGTGAGTAAACGCGCAATGTTCTGTAATGTACTGTAATGTTCTAACACGTGTGCGCGTAAGCCTTTGTAATGCTTGGAATGTTCTAATGTTCTGTTTTTGGAGAAATTGGAGGGTCATATTTTGGGTTGGGTGGTTTGAGGAATCCGCGCCACCCCCTTTCAAATAAAGTTTTATCCTATTTCTAAAAGAGAACATTACAACTACTATTAAGATATGTAACAGATTGCTATATATTAATAGGCATGTATTGCTAATAGCTGTCACACGCAGTTATGAATTGCTACGTATACATAATGTACTCACGCTACAGAACATTACGGAACATTACACGCGAAAACCCGAACATTGCTTATATATCAACGTGTTAGGTGCGAACATTATGTTAGTCCGTGGACTAACACGTGTGCGTGTAGTGGCTCACCGCGACCGAAAGAACTGGTTTCAAAAGATGTTAGTCCACGGACTAACAAGTGTGTGGCTCACCGCGACCGTGGGAACTGGCGTCAAACGTGACACAGCGCGTTGGCTCGCCGCGACCGTAGGAACTGGTTTCAAAAAGGCACAAAAAAAGGGCCGACCCAGAAGGGCCGACCCAGTTTGTGGAGAGTTATTTTGGTTGGAAAGTATTGAGCGGCGATTTCTTCAACCACTCCATGATCTCGACAAGATCAAGATCACCCGCGCCTTCGGAACTTTCAACGCGTTTGACGAAAGCGTTGAAGGCATCGCGCAACCAAACATCATCCGGTTTACGCTCGACCGGTCCACGCTCGACCGGATTAAGGCGTTCATCCAGCGCGATGTTAAGTTTTCGCATCCGAGTGCCGAGCTGTTTCGTGATATAGCGTTTCTCGGCGCTTTCCACATCGGACAGTTCTTTCGTGTCCGTATTGTATAAGCGAACGGCTGATTTACCCCAACTAGCAACCAGACCCTCGCGTACTGAAACAGCAGCAGGGATATAGCCTTTTTTGCCATCGCCCAAATCTTGCTGTTTGTTAAACCCCGGTTTCACGCCCTCGGCGACTAGGGTATCAACAAGCGCCTTTTTGCTGTTGGCGCTTTTGTTTTCTGCGGAGCCATATGCCTTCGCAGCCGTATAAATGGTATCAACCATTTGTGTGATCCTTTCAAGATCATATCGAATTCGCCGGTATTGGCCGTTTCGATGATTGTATAAGAACATATTTCAGCGCGTTTGTCTGTAGATGTTTTGACAGTATCTGCTACGCGGGCGCATTATCTGATATATTTTGTTAGTCCGTGGACTAACATTCGTTGGCTCACCGCGCCTTTGAGAACTGGCATCGCATGGCTGGATGGTCCTTGGCTCGCCGCGCCCTTGAGAACTGGCATCAAAGGGGAGAGGCCGAAGCCCCTCCCGATTGGTTACTTGTTGTGGAGTTCTCTCCATTGGTGTTTAGAGAGATTGTTCAGGTGTGGAAGTCTTTCGCGACCTTCACTCAGATACCTGTCGAACATGGCTTCCACTGGTGCGCCGGATATTCCAGCGAACATCTCTAACTGAATACCATATGTTCGCCGTGCGTCTTCGGTATCGGCGTTAGCCTTGAGTAGCCTTGCCACTCTCTTGAAGTTGTCGTAACCCAGCCAATGCAGGGCATCTGTCAGGGCAGCACGTTGCTGGCCCCATTTGTAACGGATAGTGGTAGACATATCGTTCTCCTTTGTGGGGGAGCCGAAGCTCCCCCGGTTGATTAGGATATCCCGAGCGTGTCGAGGATATATGTCGAATTGAGACGATTGCGTTCTGCCTCGGCTTCTTCTCTCGTCTCGAAATGATCGACAGCACATCGTGGATCACCTTCTTTTGTGATGAGCCACATTACTTCCGAGCCGTCGAAATGCCGCCGTATCTGGTACGGCGCTAGCGCCCGCTGCATGTCACCCATGTCGCACCGCCGAGCGGATTGCCATGACAACTAACTGAGACCCAGCGATAAGGCCGACGATCCACAGGTGACCGACGTATCCGATGGTGTTGTCGAGGGACACATACAGCATCACCGCACCGATCAGGGCGCAGATGATAGGTAAGAGACGTTCTAGCATAGTGTGATCCTTTCAAGATCATATCGAGGGGCTTGATTGCCCCGTTCGATGATTATACTAAAACATATTTAGACGTGAATTGCCATAGATGTTTTGACAGTATCTGACAAGATATGTCATTATCTAGCAGCAATGGGTAGGGGGGTCTTTTTCTGGGGCGAGATATTTTAGACCCTACCCTACCCCCATGACCCCGCGACGTAATGTTAGTGACATGCACCTATATAAATACTAATTTGCACGAGAATTCTGCTATTTTTTGAGTTCGGGCAACGCTGGCACTATGTGAACCTCTCTCGTGGCTATATCCACGTAAGCCATCCGTACCCCCAAAGTTTTCTGCAGGGGGGATAGTACCCGGTGTATTCGGTGGTTGGTTCCGCGTTCCGGCACATATCGTTTGGCGTTTTTCTTTGCGTCAAACAGGTACATCTCACCTTCGGCACTTATAGCGACTACATCTACGGGTCCGTGTGCAGACACAGGCTGGAATACATACAAATCAAGGCGTAAAAGATATTCTACCAAGATTGTTTCGCAGATTTGGCCTTCTGTATGTCGTTTGTCCATATATAGAAGTACCCCCCTTTGGAGTCCCAAACTACTTGTATACTTCGTATTTTGTTGGTATATGTGGCATAACGGTTAAAACCTGCGGGCAAATTATATGAGTTTGGTTGTCGAACCAGAGTTTGGGGTGCCCATTTCCCCTGATACTCCGTATCTGGATTTGAAGGCACGGGCGGAGTACGCCTGTAACACCGCAGCCAAACTGGGGTTGGAACCGGACCCTTCAAAAGAAGACAAGGACGTAGCAGCCAAGCTGTCTATGGCGTACGCCGAAGATCCTGAGAAAACCTCCAAGAAGGTAACATCGAAGAAGGCAGCGACACTTACCCCTGCCTCATTGCTTATGACAAACAGTATTCTGCAGGAGTTTGGGCAGTCTGTGGCAGACAGCGCCGTGCAGATACGGCACATGGTTACGAACAAGTTGGTGTTGGAAACAGATAATCCTGACCCACGAGTACGTATTCGTGCGCTGGAGCTGTTAGGCAAGATATCTGACGTTGGGCTGTTTGCCGAGAAGTCAGAGGTAACCATAACACATCAGTCCACAGAGGATCTGAAGAATCGTTTAAGGTCCAAGCTAGCCAAGTTAGTCAACCCCGAAGTGGATGATGCTATTATTATAGACGGCGAAGCTATGGATGTTAACTCTGAACTTGGTATTGAAGATGCCAAGTAGTAACTCGTTACTGGAAGGTGATTTTGAGGATCTGGATATTCAGGCTCTGCTATCCAATCTGGACGACTTTAATCAAGATGAGTTAGTCGAGATAAACGGACTTGTTGAGGAGCTTTCTGCAAGAGACAGAAATCAGAAGGCCTACGATGATCTGATTGAGTTTTGTAAACGTATGCAGCCTGACTACATAGTGGGGAAGCATCACCGTATTCTTGCCGACATGCTTATGGATATCGCAGAAGGCAAGAAAGACCGTATCTGCGTTAACATCCCACCACGACACGGTAAGTCCCAGCTAGTATCCATATTCTTCCCGGCTTGGTTTTTGGGGCGTAACCCCAACAAGAAGGTTATGATGGTGTCGCATACCACCGATCTTGCGGTGGACTTCGGTCGTAAGGTTCGTAACCTCATATCTACAGAAGACTACAAGGCCATATTTCCTACTGTAGCGTTGGCCGTGGATTCCAAGTCCGCCGGTCGATGGAACACAAACTCGGGCGGTGAGTACTACGCATGTGGTATCGGGTCATCCATTGCTGGTCGTGGTGCAGACTTACTATTGATTGACGATCCACACTCGGAACAGGACGTTATCAACGGTAACTTCGAGGTATTTGACAAGGCTTACGAGTGGTTTACGTACGGTGCCCGTACTCGGCTCATGCCGGGTGGCCGCGTAGCTATCATCCAGACTCGCTGGCATATGGACGACCTGACTGGTCGCGTTGTTGGTGATATGGCCCAGAACGAGAAAGCGGACCAGTATGAGATTGTAGAGTTCCCCGCCGTGCTTGAGATACCCAACAAGAAGGGTTCAGGCTACACCGAAAAGCCTTTGTGGCCGGAGTTCTTCGATCTTGACGCACTCATGCGAACCAAGGCGTCCATGCCTACGTTTCAGTGGAACGCACAGTATCAGCAGGAACCCACGGCAGAAGAAGCGTCTATTGTAAAACGTGAGTGGTGGCAGAAGTGGGGCGATAATGATGCCCCCCTGTGTGAATATATTATCATGTCTCTTGATGCTGCGGCAGAGTCTCACAACCGCGCTGACTTCACAGCACTTACCACGTGGGGTGTTTTCTTAAATGAAGAGACTGGTGCTCACAATATAATACTGCTAAATAGTATAAAGAAGCGTTTGGAGTTTCCTGAACTAAAGGCTTTGGCATTTGAAGAATACGAGTCATGGCAACCGGATTCTTTTATAGTTGAGAAAAAGAGTTCCGGTACGGCTTTGTATCAGGAGATGCGTAGGATGGGGCTTCCTGTACAGGAGTACACCCCACATAGAGGATCGGGGGATAAACTTGCTCGTCTAAACTCTGTAGCAGATATCGTGGCCTCCGAGTTGGTATGGGTTCCTTCTACCCGCTGGGCGGAGGAACTTATAGAAGAGATTGCCGGATTTCCTTTTATGAGCCATGATGACTTGGTTGACTCTACAGTTATGGCGCTTATGAGATTCAGGCAGGGTGGCTTCCTACGCCTGCCCTCTGATGAGCCGGATGAGATAATATACTTTAAGCACCGACAGGGTGGATACTATTAGGATAGATCATGGCTATTGAAAAAGCACTATCGCCCGCACTTGGGATGGACGACGAATCTTCTGAAGAGGGTCTTGAGATAGAGATTGTAAATCCAGATATGGTTACTCTGGATGATGGAAGTGTCGAGGTTACATTGATACCCGGAAAGATGGGTAGTGATGATGACGCTTTCGACGCTAACCTAGCCGAGTCTCTTGATGAAGGTGTTCTTGAGAAGCTCGCAGATGATCTGGTGGGGGCCGTTGATGGTGACATTGATTCTCGCAAGGATTGGGCAGATACGTTCGTTAAAGGATTGGATGTACTTGGGTTCAAGTATGAAGAGCGCACTGATCCGTGGGATGGCTCGTGCGGCGTCTATTCTACAGTGCTTGCGGAGGCGGCTATCCGCTTTCAAGCGGAGACCATGAGTGAGACTTTCCCGGCGTCAGGTCCAGTAAAGACCAAGGTGCTTGGAGAGGAAACCAAAGAGAAAGACGAGGCTGCTGCTCGTGTAAAGGCAGATATGAACTATGAGCTAACCGAGCGCATGGTAGAGTATCGCCCCGAGCATGAGCGTCTCCTGTACAGTCTGGGCCTTGCAGGGTCTGCGTTTAAGAAAGTTTATTTTGATCCTAATATGGATCGTCAGACAGCAATCTACATACCGGCTGAAGATGTTATTGTTCCTTACGGTGCTTCTCATATTGAAAGTGCGGAGCGTGTTACGCATGTGATGCGTAAGACCAAGAACGAACTGAAGAAACTTCAGGCGAGTGGTTTTTATGTAGACACGGAGCTTGGGGAACCCCAGCCCTACCACACGGATATTGAGGAACGTAAGGCCGAAGAGGGCGGTTATTCCATTACCGATGACGACCGTTATGCGATATACGAGATACACGCGGATCTTGTAATCGACGATATTGATGACTCAGAAGACGAGATTGCGAAACCGTACGTAGTTACCATTGAGCGCGGTACTAACCACGTACTTGCGGTACGCAGGAACTGGAACCCTGATGACGCTCTTATGCAGAAGCGCCAGCACTTCGTGCATTACGTATATGTGCCGGGGTTTGGGTTCTATGGTCTTGGCCTGATCCATATCATTGGCGGTTACGCCCGAGCCGGTACCAGCCTTATCCGACAACTCGTAGACGCGGGTACCCTGTCGAATCTCCCCGGCGGCATAAAATCACGTGGCCTACGTATTAAGGGTGACGACACGCCGATTGAACCGGGCGAGTGGCGTGACGTAGATGTGCCATCAGGTAGCATCCGCGACAACATCATGCCGCTTCCGTACAAGGAACCGTCACAGACACTTCTCGCGCTTTTGAATCAGATCACGCAGGAGGGTCGTAGACTCGGCGCTATCAGCGACATGAACATCTCTGATATGTCGGCAAACGCTCCGGTTGGCACGACGCTGGCTCTTCTTGAGCGGACTCTCAAGCCTATGGCTGCAGTTCAGGCCCGCGTGCATTACGCTATGAAGCAGGAGTTCAAGCTCCTCAAGGCTATTATGGCCGAGTACGCACCGGACCAGTATTCTTATCAGCCGTATCGGGGTGAGATTAACGCTCGCAGAGGCGATTATGACTCTGTAGAGGTAATCCCTGTCAGTGATCCTAACAGCTCTACTATGGCCCAGCGGGTTGTGCAGTATCAGGCTGTACTGCAGATGGCCCAGTCCGCACCACAAATATACGACCTGCCCCAGTTACATAGGCAGATGATCGAGGTGTTGGGTGTTAAGAACGCTGATAAACTTGTTCCTACCGAAGACGATGCAACGCCAGTCGATCCAGTAAGCGAGAATATGGCGGCACTTGTAGGCAAGCCAATGAAAGCGTTCCTGTATCAGGACCACGATGCTCACATCGCTACGCATATGGCGTTCATGCAAGATCCTATGGTTGCCCAGTCTATCGGCCAGAACCCGCAAGCACAGCAGATCATGGCGTCTCTACAGGCCCATATAGCAGAACATCTAGGGTTCAGTTACCGCAAGCAGATAGAAGAGCGTATGGGTGTGGAACTTCCGCCCCCGGATCAGCCCTTGTCTGAAGAGGTCGAGGTGCAGCTTGCCAGACTTGTTGCGGATGCAGGTAAACAACTTACAGAGGCCCACAAGCAACAGGCAGCACAACAGCAGGCACAGCAGCAGGCCCAAGATCCTGTTCTCCAGCTACGGCGGGAAGAGGTCGCCGTCAAGCAGGCAGAGGTGCAGCGTAAGGCACAGAAGGATCAAGCCGATATTGCACTGGAACAGGCTGACTTACAGCGTAAGGCACAGAAAGATCTGGCAGATGCAGCAATAAACGCCCAGCGAGTAGAGAACGAGCAGGCGGGTGTTGTGGTGGACGCACAGAAAGCGAAAGTTAAGTTGGACGCTGAGTCTGACAAACTAGACCTTGATATTTTCAAGGCCGTAACTGACTCTAACAAGGGTCAATCATCCTAGAGGAGCTAAAGTATGAAGTGGATTAAAGATCGAATGCAGGAGCCTTCGTCCTATGCAGCCGCCGGTGTAGCTGTGATGGGCGTGGGTGTAGTTATTAGTCAGCCGATTCTGGTTGTCATTGGTATCGTAGGCGGTGCCGTAGGATTCGTCCTGAAGGAGAAAGGTGTAATTTAACTATGGCAAAAACCGTCTTTGACGTGCTTAACGAACGTATCGGGGAACAACGTTCCTCTGCGGTAGAGTTCTTGTCAAATGGTAGTCCTAAAGACTACGCCGAGTACAAAGAACTATGTGGTGTTATACGAGGTCTAGACGCCGCATTATTTCAAATAACAGACCTTTCGCGCAACTATTTGGAAGATGGTGAGTTTAATGGCTAAAACAGCAGTACAACCTATTGCTAGCGAGACAGACTTTGAAGCCCAACTACCTGTCCCTGTGGGGTACAGGCTCCTAGTAGCATTACCCGATATCGACGATCATTATCAGGGTACTTCGCTTCTCAAGACAGATTCAGAGAAACAACGGGAATACATACTGTCCATTATGGGTATCGTAGTAGATATGGGTGGCGGTGCGTATACTGACAAAGAGCGGTTTCCTGATGGTCCTTGGTGCAAGGTAGGAGATTATGTTATGTTCCGTATGAATACAGGGACACGCTTTAAAGTTAATGGCAAAGAGTTCCGCCTTATGAATGACGATTCCATCGAGGCAGTTATTGCTGACCCTCGTGGTATCTGCAAAGTTTAGGAGATAATAGATGCCTTTTGAGAAAGTTGAGTTTGAATTTCCTACCCCTGATGGTGAAGATACCAACACGGAGATAGAGATTGAACCTTCCAGTGCCATGAAGGTTGATACTTCTGGTAAGCAGCCAGAGGTAGAAGTTGAGGAAACTCCTTCTGAACCCGATGCCTTTGAAGTCGAGGTTGTTGATGACACCCCTAAAGCTGACCGAGGTCGTAAGGCGTCAGAACCACCGGAAGACGTAACGGACGAAGAGCTTGAGGACTATTCTGATAAAGTTCGTAAGCGAATCAAACATTTTAGTAAGGGTTATCACGACGAGCGTAGGGCCAAAGAACAGGCAATGCGTGAGCGTGAGGAGCTTGAGCGGTACACCCAACAACTCCTTAGTGAGAACAAGGGGCTTAAAGAATCGCAAACTAAAAATCAGACTGTTTTGCTGGATCAGGCAAAGCGCAGCGCCGGTTCTGAACTGGAAGTAGCCAAACGCGAGTACAAAGAAGCGTACGAAGCGGGTGATTCAGACGCGGTTATTGAGGCGCAAGAGAAATTGACTGCAGCCAAGATAAAAGCTGACAGATTGAGCAATATACAGATACCTGCTTTACAGGAGGAAGAAACTGCTGTAGAACAAGTTAATACGGAACAATCCGCCCCAGTGCCGATTGATGAACGAGCTAACGAATGGGCGAAAGCCAATACGTGGTTTGGTTCGGATGATGAAATGACAAGTTATGTACTGGGGTTGCATAATAAACTTGTCAAATCGGGTGTAGACCCGCAAAGTGATGAGTACTACGAGACTATTGATTCTCGTATGCACAAAGTATTCCCCGAGTATTTTGGGGATGTTGAAGAGGAGGAACCACCTAAACGTCAGGCCAATGTTGTTGCACCCGCTACGCGGAGTACTTCCCCTAAAAAGGTCGTACTAACGCAAACACAGGTAAACCTAGCGAAACGTTTAGGAATTTCTGTCGAAGACTACGCCAAACAGGTTGCAATCGAAATGAGGAAAGAAGCAAATGGCTGATAATCGAATTAACCGTGAGCAGACGACCAGAGAAAAAACGACCCGTAAAAGAGCTTGGCAGCGCCCCGAGGTGCTTCCCTCACCTACTCCCGAGCCGGGTTATGAATTTCATTGGGTCCGTGTAGCTACGTTAGGTCAGGTTGATGCTACTAATGTTTCCTCAAAACTACGTGAAGGTTGGGAGCCGGTTAAAGCGGCGGATCATCCAGAGATCACGATGGTTACCATTGAACAAGAGAAGTTCTCTGATAATGTTGTGATTGGGGGTCTAATGCTTTGCAAAGCTCCGAAAGAGTTGGTCGAAGAGCGCAATGACTACTTTAACACGCAAGCCAAAGCGCAAATTTCTTCGGTTGACAACAACCTGATGAGAGAAAACGACCCGCGTATGCCGCTCTTTAATGATCGGAAATCGAAGGTCACTTTTGGTAACGGAACTTAATAAGCTCGGGAGTTATAAACTATGGCTTATCCAACTATCGACGCCCCCTATGGGCTAGTACCCGTCGGTTTGATTGGTGGTCGTTCGTTCGCAGGTGCTACTCGCTCTATGAAGATTGCTAGTAACTACGGTACAGCTATCGGAAAAGGCGATCTAGTCAAGCGTGTGAACGATGGAACCATTGAGCGTGACGGAAGCACTACGGCTTTCCCAGCTACTGGGACGCTAGGTGTTTTTATGGGTTGCAGTTATACGGACCCAAACAGCGGTCAGACGACATTCAACAACCAGTATCCGGGCAGCATTGTTGCTAGTGATATTGAAGCGTTCGTTGTTGATGACCCTGATATCATCCTGAAAGCTGCTATCTGTTCTTCAGGTACGACGATGGCAACACTGGGAAGAACTGTTATTGGTAACAAGGCTTCAATCATTAGCAATACGTTAAACACTGCTAATGGGCGGTCTAAGCTGGCTATCAATAATAGTGTTGCTACGACTTCAACACTGCCATTTCAGATTATTGATGTGGTTGACAGCACTGCTACGGGTACTGATACCTTCCAAGAAGTGCTTGTGATCTACAGTGCTCATACTGACAATGGTAGTAACGTGTTCATCGGTGGACACGCCTATCGTAACCCTGTTGGACTGTAGGAGGTGAACAATGGCTATTTCACGCGCCCAACTACTTAAAGAACTCCTCCCCGGCCTCAACGCTCTGTTTGGTATGGAGTATGCTAAGTACGGTGAAGAACACAAAGAGATTTTCGAACAGGAAACCTCTGATCGTTCTTTTGAGGAAGAAACGAAACTGTCAGGCTTTTCTGCTGCACCGGTCAAGGACGAAGGCTCTGCCATCGAATATGACAACGCACAGGAAGCGTGGACGGCTCGTTACACGCACGAAACCGTTGCGATGGGATTCTCAGTCACTGAGGAAGCCGTTGAAGATAACCTGTATGACTCTTTGTCTGCTCGTTATACGAAGGCTCTTGCCCGCGCTATGGCCTATACGAAACAAGTTAAAGGAGCGGCTATCCTTAACGATGCCTTCTCCACGACTTATGGTGACGGTGTAGCACTCTGCTCCACGGCTCACCCGCTTGTTTCGGGCGGTACCAACTCCAACACGCCCGCCACGGCTGCTGATCTTAACGAAACCTCTCTTGAGGCGGCTGTTATTCAGATTGGTGGTTGGACGGACGAACGTGGTCTGTTGATTGCCGCACGCCCTCGTAAACTTGTTATCCCTTCCAACTTGCAGTTTGTTGCAACGCGGTTGTTGGAGACTGAGGGTCGCGTAAGCACGGCGGATAACGACGTTAACGCACTGCGTAATAACGGTTCGATCCCTGAAGGCTACGCGGTTAACCACTATCTGACGGATACGGATGCGTGGTTCCTTATGACTGACGTACCAAACGGTCTGAAGCACTTTGTTCGTGCTCCGATGTCTACATCTATGGATGCTGACTTCGATACGGGCAACAGCCGCTACAAGGCTCGGGAACGTTATTCGTTCGGTGTCTCTGATCCTCTTGGGGTCTTTGGTTCGCCCGGAGCCTAAACCGGGTACTAGAAGGGGGGTACTTGCTACCCCCCTTTTTTTATTATATAATAACTTATCCCTGACAGCCGCGTTGTGTGGCTGACATTAGCCAAGACAGGAGATACACATGGCTAACACGACTTTTAACGGACCCGTACGTTCGGAGAACGGGTTTGAAGTAATCAATAAAGCAGCCAGCACGGGTGTTGAGACGACGGTCTTTGACGTTGCCTCGACGGGTATTGTAACCGACAAATACGTTAAGCATGTTGGTTTTGCTACCGGTGTTACGGTTAACACCACGGCTGGTGACAGCGACAACATTGGTGAGTTTACCCAACCCGCCAACACCATTATCACCGACATTAAGATTTTTTGTGTTACGGCCCCTACCATTGGGACTGGTGATATCGGGTATGAGGTTGGAACGTCTAGCTCTGGCGCTCAGATTGTTGCGGCCCAGACCGACGAAATACTAGATGGCGGCACCACAGTTGTTGTAGGTAACGTGACCGTTACTTCGTTGGTTCTTCAAACTCAGGATGCAACCACCGCCCCTGCTTCTGCTCAGTATACCTCGGCAGAGCGGACCATCTACTGCAACATCACCAATACTGTGGATGCAACCACCGCTGGTTCCTTTACGTTCATCATTGAGTACGTGCAGGTTGCATAAAGGGGGTAACTCATGGCTGATGCAGTAACCTCTCAAACCCTGTCTGATGGTCCTGCCCATGCGGTGCTTAAATTAACTAATGTTTCGGATGGCACCGGAGAATCAGCGGTCACAAAAGTAGATGTCAGCGCCCTAGAATCTACCTACAATGGTATTGCCTGTTCTAGCGTTACTATTGAACGTATTTGGTGGCAGTGCATCGGTATGAAGGTCCAGATTCTTTGGGACGCTACGTCAGACGCTTTTTGTATTGAGCTTGGTGAGAACCAAAGTGGTAATCACGACTACCGTAGCTTTGGCGGTCTCACTAATAACGCTGGTTCAGGTAAAACTGGTGATATCCAGTTCACGACTGTGGGCGCATCATCGGGTGATACTTATACTATTATTTTGTATCTTCGTAAGAAGTTTGGCTAGTAGTTATGCGACGGTATTACAAGCGAGGCGGGGGAGTTAAATCCCCCGCTTGGCAACGCAAAGCAGGTAAAGATCCCTCTGGTGGTCTTAACAAGAAAGGTGTTGCTAGTTATCGGAGACAAAACCCCGGTAGCAAGCTGCAAACTGCCGTCACAACCAAGCCAAGCAAGCTCAAGAAAGGCTCCAAAGCGGCAAAACGTCGTAAGTCTTTCTGCGCTCGCATGAAGGGTATGAAAAAGCGTAACACCAGCGCGAAAACAGCAAACGACCCAAATAGCCGTATTAACAAAAGTTTACGGAAGTGGAATTGTTAAATGCGTAAGAAGATGAGTGCTAGGCAGAAAGCTACATTAAAGAAACACGCCAAACACCATACTGCGAAACACATGGCGCAGATGAAGAAAGACATGCGTAAGGGTAGTTCGTTCAAAAGTGCTCACAACAAAGCCATGAAGAAAGTAGGAAGATAAAATGAAGAAAGACATGAAGAAGAAGAAAGGCCGCAAGAATTATAAAACTGGTGGCCTCAAGATGGTCGAAAAAGACGGCAAGAAAGTTCCTTTCTTTGCTGCTGACGGCAAAGGCAAGATGATGGGCGGCGGCAAAGTTATGCGGTACGCCGAAGGCGATATGGTTGATATGGGTGAGATGGCTGGTATGGCTGGCGCGGGTGCAGGTATGGCGGCTGGTGCTGTTCCTACTATCAAGCCACCGAAAGGGCCGATGAAACGCCGACCCACCGCTAAAGAGCGGGAAGAAGGCCTCAAAGGTATGGACTTACCTCCATCAGAGCGTCCCAAGAAGAAGAAAAAGAAAAAGAATATGAGGGGCGGCGGTATGATGAAGTACGGTCATGGCGGCGGCGTTAAAGGTGGTAAACCTCGTGGTTGCGGCGTAGCTCGTCAAGGTGTCCGTAATGCCAAGATGGTAAAGATGAAGGGCGCGTAATGCGTAGATACTATAAAACAGGTGGGAAAACTAAGTCTCGGGTTAATGAGGCTGGTAATTATACCAAACCGGGTATGAGGAAACGCTTGTTTAACAGTATCAAGGCTGGTGGCAAAGGGGGAAACCCCGGTCAATGGTCCGCCCGTAAAGCGCAAATGTTAGCCCAGCGGTACAAAAAAGCTGGTGGGGGCTACAAGTCGTAATGCGTAGGTACTACAAATCGGGTGGTTTGAAGAAGTCTCAACGGTCATTGAAGAATTGGACAAAACAGAAATGGCGCACAAAATCGGGGAAACCATCGGGGAAAACAGGCGAACGGTATCTACCGGAAAGCGCCATCAAGTCTCTGTCCCCACAGGAGTATGCAGCGACCACGCGAGCAAAGCGCCGGGGGACTGCTGCCGGGAAGCAGTTCGTAAAGCAGCCCAAGAAGATCGCAAAGAAGACGGCTAGGTACAGGAAAGCATAATGGCTACGTCTAACACAACCGCGTTTGATATGAACTTCACAGAGATTGCTGAAGAAGCGTGGGAGCGTGCGGGCCGTGAGATGCGTTCTGGTTACGATCTACGTACTGCTCGTAGATCTATGAACCTGCTTACTATCGAGTGGCAGAATCGCGGCATAAACCTATGGACTATAGAAGAAAAGACCGTCTCTCTTACAACGGGTACCTCCCAATATACTCTCCCTGCCGACACTATTGACCTGCTAGAGCAGTCTATTCGCACTAATGCGGGAAACACCAACACACAGTCTGATATTAACATAAGTCGGATTAGTGTGAGTACGTATGCTTCGATCCCTAACAAATTAACACGTGGTAGGCCCATACAGGTCTGGATAGAGCGTTTAGTTGATGCCCCCCGTATAAATGTCTGGCCTGTACCCGATTCAAACGATTACACGTTTATATATTGGCGTATGCGCCGCATTGAAGATGCGGGCAACGGTATAGAAACTGCGGATATGAACTTCCGGTTTCTGCCTTGTTTGGTAGCTGGTCTAGCTTACCAGAACGCTATGAAAGACCCCGAACTTGCTCCTAGGTTGCCTATGTTAAAGGCGGAGTATGAGGCACAATTTGAGTTAGCCGCAGGGGAAGATAGAGATAAGACCTCCGCACGTTTTGTGCCTCGTATGGCTAGGGTGTAGCGATGTCCAGTAGATTTGCATCCGGTAAAAATGCTTTTGGGTTTTGTGACCGTACGGGGTTTCGGTACCCTCTAAAAGACCTTGTTTATGAAGTTCGCAAGGGAGTTAAGACCGGGTTGCGTGTCGGCAAAGATGTTGTTGACCCAGATCATCCTCAAAATCGTCAGGGGGAATATCCTGTAGATGATCCGCAGGCTCTACGAGATCCAAGACCTGATACAAGTCTTGGGGCATCCGGTGACAGCAGTAGCAGAGGCATACAGTGGGGGTGGAACCCCGTCGGTCGTAGCGACGACCAATATGGACTAACCCCGAATGACCTGAAAGCTAGCGGGTCCGTGGGCGATGTTGTAGTGGCTGTTTCTTAGGAGTTTGGTAAGACATGAACTACACAGAGCTAAAAACTAACATACAAGACGTTTGTGAGATGACTTTTACAGACGATCAGCTTGCTATGTTTACGAAACAGGCAGAACAGAAAATATTTAATTCTGTACAGATACCCGCTTTGCGTAGAAACCAAACTGGAACTTTAACTGCATCCAACAAGTATTTAACTGTCCCTTCAGATTTTCTGTATGTATATAGTTTAGCTGTACTAGATAGTAGTAGTGTCTACACGTATCTTCTAAATAAAGATGTTAATTTTATACGTGAGGCATACCCTAACCCTGCTACAACTGGTACACCCGCGCATTACGCTCTTTTCTCTGAAGATGCAATTATATTAGGGCCAACACCAGATAGCGGTTACACGGTAGAATTACATTATGGGTATTACCCAGCATCTATTGTTACAGCTAGCACAACGTGGCTAGGCGATAACTTTGATTCTGCGTTGTTAAACGGGGCGCTTATCGAAGCAATTCGGTTTATGAAAGGCGAACCAGACATTATAACTAACTATGAGAAGTTGTACGCGCAATCTATTGGCCTGTTGAAGAATCTTGCTGATGGTAAACTACGAGAGGATACATACCGTTCAGGTCAGTACCGACAAGCGGTAAGCTAGGAGCATATTATGGCAATAACACAGGCAATGGCTACTTCGTTCAAGGTAGCAATTCTAAACGGCGAAATGGATTTCAGTGCTGATACGAGCGATACGTTCAAAGTGGCATTGTATACGTCTAGCGCCACGTTAAGTGCAGCTACAACCGCTTACAGTACGAGTAACGAGGTATCCGGTACTGGTTACACAGCGGGAGGCGAAAGCCTTACTATCTCTACCGCTCCAACTGATGGGGGATCTGGTACTACTGCATTTCTTGATTTTGCTGATGTTACGTGGAGTAACGCAACGATAACTGCTCGGGGTGCTTTGATCTACCGTAATTCTGGTTCTGGTAATCCTGCTGTAGCTGTGTTGGATTTTGGAGCGGACAAATCCTCTACGGGGGGTAACTTCGTCATCCAATTCCCGAACGCTACAAACAGCGCAGCCATTATACGAATCGCATAAGTATGTCTAAGCAATGTCGAACACTAATTTAGGAGGTTGGGGAAGAGGTACTTGGGGCCAAGGTGCTTGGAATACCGCACTTCCGGTCACCACTACAGGACTAGCGGGAACTACAGGGTTAGGCACTGTAACAGTTTCCGCGGAAGCTAATGTTTCTGTAACCGGAGTTGTAGGTACTTCTGCTTTATCGAGCGTAGCGGCGGTAGGGGCGGTAGACGTTCCGGCTACTGGGGTAGCTGCAACGGGCGCTATTGGCACTGTTCTTGTTTGGTCTGATGTAGACGTAAGTCAGACACCTAGTTACGCGGCTATAAGTACTTCTCAAACACCGAATTGGCAAAATGCTGCTGTATTATAGCTGTATGTGATGATATGTTACAGTAGCAGTGATCGTAGAGGGTAAGATAAATGGCAACAACATATACACCTAAACTGGCTCTAGCTAAACCTACTCAAGGGGAGCTAGATGGATCTTGGGGTACTGTAGTAAACGACAACATAACCACCATGATTGAGGAGGCTATTGCTGGCTACAGCACTATCAATAGTTGGTCTAGTAACTCCCACACTCTCACGACAGCGAACGGCACCACCGCAGAGTCTAGGGCAGCGATGCTTAGTCTTACTGACACGGGAGATCAGTTAGGCACCAATGCCGCAACGGTTATCTGCCCCGCTATCTCCAAGATATATGTTGTGAAAAACGCTGTAGGTCAGGCAGCAACCCTGAAGACTGCTTCTGGTACCGGAATTGCCATACCCAATGGTACCACGTCTATCCTGTTTTGCGATGGCACTAATGTTCTTGAGGCGATAACCAACGTCACTGGTACGCTTACGACTGCTGCTATAACCGCTTCGGGCGCTATCACCTCCACGGGCGATATTACTGCTGCAGGAACCCTTCTTGCTACGGGTGATACGGCTGCGGGTGATGATGCCGCGATGGGATATACTTCTGCTGAAGGTCTTATCCTTACCGGACAGGGTTCAACTAATGATGTTACCATTAAAAACGATGCAGATGCTGATGTAATCGAGATCCCCACCGGTACAACGCAAGTGGATATGGCCGGTGATGTTACTGTTGGGGACGATCTAACCCTTAAATCCGACGCAGCGATTCTGGGGTTTGGTGTCGATACAGACACTACTCTTACTCATGTGGCCGATACGGGGGTTCTGCTTAACAGTACCCGTAAAATTCAATTTAATGATGCTAGCCAGTTTATCCACGGTTCAAGTGCCACCGTCCTTTCGCTCGGGGCCACCGATGAGATTGACCTTACGGCAACGGCTATTGATATTAATGGTAACGTAGATGTTTCAGGGACTTCCACGCTAGCATCTGTTGATGTAACTGGTGTCGCTACAGCAGCAACCTTTGAGCCTGATGGAGACACCTCTGCTAGCGACAACGCTGCGATTGGATACACCGCTGCCGAAGGGCTAATCCTAACCGGTCAGGGTAGCACGAATGACGTTACCATCAAGAACGATGCTGATGCTGATGTAATTACGATTGCGACAGGTGGCACTAGCGTTGACATTGTAGGAGATGTAACTGCTTCCACCGTGAACGCTGACGGTGATACCTCTGCTGGCGACAACGCTGCGATGGGGTACACGGCTGCCGAAGGTCTGATTCTTACAGGGCAGGGCAGCACTAACGATGTCACGATTAAGAATGACGCTGACGCTGATGTAATTGAAATTCCTACGGGAACACAGAACGTCACAATGGCTGGCACACTTGGTGTAACAGGCTTGGTTACCGCAAGTGCTGGAGTAGCTGCCACGGGTAACGTAACGGCTACTGGAACAGTAGAGCCTGCCGGAGACACCGCTGCCGGAGACAATGCCGCGATTGGTTACACCGCTGCGGAGGGCTTGATCCTAACAGGACAAGGCTCGACCAACGATGTCACGATCAAGAACGATGCTGATGCGGATGTTATTGAAATACCGACCGGCACCACGAACGTGACGGTTGCTGGGCAGCTTAACGGTGGCACGATCATTCTTGCAGAGACAGACACCGACACATCAAACACAGGCAGTGTGACGATTGACTTCTCGGCTCATCAGAACTTCGTGCTAACACTTACAGGCAATGTAACTTTAGCCAACCCATCTACGGAATCAGTAGGTCAGGCTGGCGTGTTTGTATTTATTCAAGATGGGACGGGTTCGAGAACCCTTAGCCTTGGAACGGACTACGAAACGGCAGGCGGGGCTGGGATTACACTATCCACGGCAGCTTCAGCCGTGGATGTGGTGCCTTATTTTGTGAAGGCTTCTGGCTCAATTCAGTTAGGGGCTATACAGAAGGCATTCAGCTAATGACGATGTTTGGCTCACAGTGGTTCGCCGCACCTGATACGACTTATGAGATAGATCAGTCTATTCGTTTCAACGATGACGATGACTCACATCTTTACGATACAAGTTTTAGTGCTAGCCCAACATCTTCAACAGATTGTACGTTTAGTGTTTGGGTTAAACGCGGAAATAATTTTGGATCAAATTCCTGTATCCTTTATGGGGGCGACCCAACTGGTTCGACCTCCGAATCGTTACGTTTTGGCACAGGCAATCAACTTCAGTTTGGTCAAGCATCAAGTGATTATGATTTAGTAACAACTCAAGTTTTTAGAGACTCTTCGGCGTGGTATCATATAGTTGCTGTTCTAGATACTAATAACGGAACTGAGGGCAGTAGAGCCGCACTCTATGTTAATGGTTCTAAGGTTACTTCTTTTGCTACAGAGAATTATCCAAGTTCGAGTTATTCAACCAACTTTACATCAGGAGCATCTGGAGTTGCTCATGTTGTTGGTGCCAATGCGTATGAAGGGTCAGGGCCAGATTCTCAACATTTTGACGGCTATCTGGCTGACATTGTTTTTATTGATGGGCAAGCACTAACCCCATCTAGTTTTGGTGAAACCAACGATGATGGTGTGTGGATACCGAAAAATCCGTCAAGCCTGACGTTTGGAACCAACGGCTTTTACCTAAAAGGACAGGACAGTTCCGCACTTGGTGATGACACCAGCGGCAATGGTAACGACTTTACTAGTAGTGGCTTGGCAGCGGCAGATCAGGTTACGGATAGTCCGACTAATAACATGCCCACTCTAAACCCGTTATCTAGCGGCACAGGAACTGTATCCGATGGCAATTTACAATATGTAGGGGTATCTGGAAACTGGTCTAACTCTAGATTAAATCTGCTTGTGCCTGATACAGGTAAGTGGGCATTGAGAATGAAATCAACGGACAGCTACCAACAAATTCTCGTTGGTCTATGTGCGCCAGACAGTGCATGTCCTTACACAGATATTGATGTAAATGACGTAGTCCAAGTTCGGTATAACACGTTTGATGGCAACTTTGTCACAAGAGTAGGTGGCTCTCTAGTAAATGATACCGGCGCACCTACAACCGCTGCCCAGACGTTCTTTCAACTTCTGTTTGATATGGATAATGGCAAATTAGGAGTAGCGGCAGATGGCGCATCATCAGGTACGTTTGCTGATATTTCAACGTATTCAGCCTTGGACTTGAATGGGGCGGCATTAAAGACGGCACGACAGCCTTTTGTGCAAGCATTTTCTGGCGTAAGTGCTGGCTCTGGAGTAATTGTAGATGCCGGTCAAAGCGGTTGGGAAACTACAGTTACAGGATTTAAGAACTTAATTTTAGCTAATTTAGCCGCCCCATCCATTGCCGATCCATCAGCCCATTTCCAATCCACGGTATATACCGGCAATGGATCAACGCAGTCGATCAGTCAATCAGGAGAAAACTCAACATTTCAACCGGATTTTGTCTGGATTAAAAATAGAGATAGTGCTGGAAACGAACACGCTCTGTATGACGCAGTTCGTGGCGCAACAAAAGAAATAAATTCTTCGAGTACCGGTGCCGAACACACACAATCTACTGGTCTAACTGCCTTTGAGTCAGATGGATTTGCGGTAGGATCGAGAGGCGAGGTAAACACAAGTGGAGACAGCAATGTTGCATGGCAGTGGCTTGCTAACGGCTCTGGCAGCAGCAATGAAGATGGTTCTATAAATACTACTGCTACATCAGCAAACACAACGGCTGGATTTAGTATTAGCACATACACTGGCACAGGTTCAGCAGCAACAATCGGACATGGATTAGGCGTTACTCCTTCAATGATATTTGTAAAGAAAAGAGATTCCGGTACAGATGATGCGTGGGTTGTTTGGCACACAAAGCTACCGGGTGCTAACTACTATCTTAATTTAAACGATACCGGCGCAAAGGATACATCGGTAAATTATTGGAATAATACGCTTCCAACGTCGTCTGTTTTTTCCGTTGGGGCATCAAACGGCACTAATCAAAACACCAAAACATTTGTTGCCTACTGCTTTGCAGAAGTTGCTGGCTATAGTTCTATAGGCAGTTACGAAGGAAATGGAAATGCTGATGGTAGTTTTATCTATACAGGATTTCGGCCCTCTTGGCTTCTAATAAAAAATATAGACGCCGCTGAAAGTTGGAATTTAAGAGATAATAAACGTGATGTGTTTAATGTTACCAAAGAAATTTTGGTTCCTAATACAAACGCCGCAGAAGCAACGTCAGGTGGTGGTCAATATGCCGACTTACTTAGTAATGGTTTTAAGTTGAGAGGCACAGACCCCGGTGTAAACTCCTCTGCAACTTTCATATACATGGCCTTCGCAGAAAAT